GGTAACGGCGTGCGCGCCAAGTCGCTCGCCACCGGCCGGCACTACGTCTGGTTCAAGGAGGAGTTCGAGACATGCCCGTCGTAGGTCAGCTGATCCGCGTGCGCAACACCAAGTCGAGCATGGTCCAGCGCGACATCACCGCGCACGGTGAACTCTGGATCGTCATCACGCCAATGCCCGGTGTGTTCTCGGTGACGGCCAAGGCCCTTACCAGCGGTAAGGTGCAGATATTCGCCGAGGGAGAGTGGGAGGAGGAACCCGGTGATTGAGAAGGGCACGCTGCTGCATGTGATTAGTGATCACATCTACACCGACAAGCGCATCGAGGAGCACGGCCGGCTGTGGATCGTCGAGGAGACCGAGCGCAACAACATGCGCTACCGCTGCCGCAGTCTAGCGACAGGCTCCCGCTTCGTCTGGCTGGTCGATGAAGTGCAGGAGGCGCCGCCGTGCAACCCGGACAGCTGATCCACGTCATCGCTCCTCAAGCGGCGCGGGACAAGCAGATGCTCGCCGCGCACGGCGCGCTGTGGGTGGTATCCTATGTCGTCCGCATGCCGGAGCGGCGCCAGCCGGGGCTGGCCGCGATCCCTGCAATGGTGCGGGTGCGCGCCAAGTCGCTCGCCACGGGCGAGAGCTATGTCTGGGACGCTGGGGAGTACGAAGCATGCCCGTCGTCGGACAGCTGATCCGCGCCACCATAGCCGCGCTCGAAGCTGACAGCATGGAAGCGCACGGCTCGCTGTGGATCGTCGCGAAGTGCGACGTCGAGCGCACGGTCGACGCCCGCTCACTGCTGACCGGCGAGAAGTGGGTCTGGTTCAAGTTTCAATATGAGGAGGCACCCGAGTGCAGCCCGGAACCCTAGTCCGCATCAAGAAGTCGTCCATCGACGCCGATGTCGTCGCCGAGCACGGCACCTTGTGGATCGTCACCAGACTGTGGCTGCGCGCGCCCGACGTCGGCTCGCTCCTGCGCTCGCCCGGTGTGATCGGCGTCTACGCCCGCGCGCTCGCCACCGGCAACGAGCACTATTGGTATCACCACGAGATCGAGGAGGAACCCGATGCCCAAGAAGGGTAGCCTGATCCGCGTCGTCGACAGCGCGCTCGAACAGGACAATCGCGAGTCCGATGGCTGGCTGTGGATCGTCACGCGCGTCGACACCGAGGAGAAGAGCATGTTGAAGGGCGACGTCTACGCCCGCGCGCTCGCCACCGGCAACGAGCACTATTGGTATGGGAACGAATATGTCGCAGCTGATTAGCGTCACGCGCCCGCGCAGCGCCGCCGACAAGGAGATGGTCGAGCAGCACGGCGCGCTGTGGCTCGTGCTCGACCGCAAGCAGGTGTTCGCCAACCTCATCGAGGCGCGCAGCATTGCCACGGGCGCCGAGGCGATATGGGACCGGCTGGAGTACGACGATGCCGAACCTGCCTAAGCCGTTCACCGACGACAAGACGCCGCGCCTCATACAGGTCAGCTGGCCGCACGAGTGGAACGATCAGGAGATGGTGCGCGCGCACGGCTACATCTGGCTCGTCACCAGCATGGACGAGCACGGCGACGTCGACGCGCGCAGCATCGCCACCGGCCGGAACTACTTCTGGCTCAAGCGCGAATACGAGGAGGTGAAGGATGACACGCCGTGACGGCAGCAGCTTCCCGACCAAGGGCATGCTGATCAAGGTCCACGCCCCCGGACGCCACCGGCCGAGCGTCGAGGTGCACGGGGTGCTATGGGTCGTCGAAGGTCCGGGCATCCTGCCCGGCAACATCCATGCCAAGTCGCTCGCCACGGGCGTCACGCAATTCTGGAGACACAATGAATATGAGATCGCGCAGTACCCCACTGATCCCGGCCAGCCCGCTGGGCTCGTACCCGGTGAAGGGCACGCTGATCCGGATACACTCCGAAGCGCTAAGGCTGGAAGGAAAGGCTGAGCATGGAAACCTATGGGTCGTCGAGTTCTCCCTATCGACGAGAGAGGTGTGCGCCAGCGCGCTCGCCACCGGCTATCGCTGGGTGTGGCCCGACCACGATTACGAGGTCGCCGACCATGTCGCCGCATAAGGGCCAGCTGATCCGCGTCACCGCCTTCCCCGAGGTGACGGAGAAATACGGCGAGCTCTGGGTGGTGCACCATGTCGCCAGCGGGGGTCGCGTCTGGGCAACACCGCTCGCCGGCGGCACGCGCTATGCGTGGCACCCCGAGCACTACGAGGAGGCATCCGATGGTACGGGGTCCGACTAACGGCACGCTGATCCGCATACGCCCCAACATACTGAGCGAGCGCGAGCAGGAGAAGCACGGCATGCTGTGGGTCGTGGCCAAGGTGCACGGCAACCGTGACGTGGAGGCGAAATCACTGATCACGCGCGCGCTGTTTGCCCTGCGCGAGCACGAATATGAGGAGGCACCCGATGGCGCGTAAATCACTATCATGGGCGGCCACGCAGCGCGGCAAGAACGTGCCGCTCAAGCGCAAGGCGCGCACGTCGACGCCCGACCTGACCGGCAAGAAGTACGACGTGCTGGCCATCGTCGAGGCCAAGCAGAAGGGCTGGTGGATCGCGCGCGTCAAGGTCGACGGCTGGGAGTATGATTACCGCATCCCGGCGCGCGACGAGATCGATGCAATGCGGACCATCGTGCGCATGGGCGCGGTCACGCAGGCGAAGGCCAACCCATGGGAGCTCTAGCGATCCCGCGCATCGGCGCGCTGATGTTCGTCGACCCGGCGCAGAAGTTCCAGTTCGGCTCCGACCGCGAGTTGATCGCCGAGCACGGCGCGCTGTGGATCATGGACGGCGTGCACGACAAGCTGAGCGGCATGCTGGCGTCGCACAGCCTCGCGACCGGGCAGTTCCATGTCTGGTACACCCACGAGGTGAAGGCGACATCTTACCATGGGTAAGGCCCGGCGCATCAAAGCCCGCTGGATTGAGGCAGGGAGCCTCGTACAGGCCCTTCCCGTGGGGGCGCTTATGGAAAGCACCATCGCCACTGACGGGCATCTGTGGCTCGTCTCTACGGTCCATGCGCATCGCGGCGGCGTGCAGGCGCGCAGCCTCGCCACGGGCGCCGGCGCGATCTTCTACGAGGGCGAGTACGAGTTGGCGACCGATGGCGGTTAAGAAGGGGGACCTGATCCGGCTGAATGAGAAGGCATTCAGCAACCAGCAGTACGTCCGCGTGCACGGCGCGCTGTGGGTCGCCGAGTCGATCAACACCTTCCCGCAGGGCATGGTGTTCGCGCGCTCGCTGGCGACAGGCCATGCCGGTTTTTTCACGAACGACCATTTCGAGGAGGCACCTGATGACACTGACTAAGGGCACGCTGGTCCGCCGGCTCGACACGCCCGGCAACTACATCGATGCGCTCAAGCCACACGGCTGGCTGTGGGTCGTCGACGGTCCATGGCGCGACGGTTACCAGCTTCACTCAATCGCGACCGGAATGAGAGGTGTTTTATACGAAGACGAGTTCGAGACGATTGACGATATTACTGACGTAAGGTAAACATCAAACACAAGGAGCAACACACATGGCAACCCTAACTCCCGAGCGCAAGCTCAAGAAGATCATCATCTCCCTCATGCGCTCACCGCTCTATGCGGACTATTCGGGCATCCTCATGCTGGGCAACAAGACCATCGTCGACACTGGCCTGTCGACCGCCGCGACCGATGGATGGAATGAGTGGTACGGCCGCGCCTTCATCGAGAAGATGAGCGAGAAGGCGCTGGCGTTCGCGGTCCTCCACGAGGGCTCGCACAAGCTGCTGCGGCAGCTGACCGTGTGGCGGCGGCTGTTCGAGCTCGATCAGGAATGCGCCAATCGCGCCGCCGACTATGTCATCAACCTGATGATCATCGCCCGCGATCCGCAGTCGACCATCGTCGAGCTCCCCAAGACCAAGGAGGGCAAGGTCTGGTGCTGCTACGACAAGCGCTTCGAGGGTATGAACACCAAGCAGGTGTTCGACATCCTGCGCGAGGAGAAGAAGAAGGGCGGCGGTGGCGGCAAGGGCAAGGGCGCCGGCGGCGGCGCGGGTGGCGGCCAGCCCGGCGGTGAGGGCCAGCCCGAGCAGGGCGAGGGGATGGGCGAGGGCGAGACCTTCGACCGTCACGACTGGCAGGCGGCCAAGGAGTTCACCAAGGCCGAGCGCGAGCAGATCGAGCGCGAGATCGATCAGGCGATCCGGCAGGGCCAGATCAACGCGCAGAAGATCGCCGGCAAGGGTGCGGGCAACATCAACCGCGAACTGCAGGACCTGCTGGAGCCGAAGATCGATTGGAAGGAAGTGATGCGCGACTTCGTCACGCAGCATTGCCGTGGGCGCGACATCTCGTCGTGGCGCCGGCCGAACAAGCGCTTCCTCAGCCACGGCATCTGCATGCCGTCGATGATCGGCGAGCGCGTCAAGCGCGTGACCATCGGCGCCGATACGTCGGGGTCGATCAGCACCGAGCTCACCCGCGCGATCAGCGAGGTCAAGGCCATCGTCGACGACCTGAAGCCCGAACTGCTCGACATGATCTACTGGGATGCGGCGGTCGCCGGCCACGAGGTCTATGACGACAGCAACCGCGACAACTTCGCCGACACGACGCAGCCCAAGGGCGGCGGCGGCACCGACCCGCGCTGCATGATGGCGTACATGAAGAAGGAGAAGATCGTCACCGACTGCATCGTGATGTTCACCGATGGCGCGGTGCCGGCATGGGGCGACGACTGGGACGCGCCGATCCTGTGGATCGTCATCGGCAGCTGGGGCAAGGGGAAGTACGCTTCGTCGGGCACCACGGTGTGGCTTGAAGACTGAGCGCGAGATCACCGGCGTCGAGGCGCGCGAGGTGTATAACAAGCGTGGCAAGAAAGTCCCTGCCATGTGCGTCTTCTACCTCAACCCTCGCACCGGCGAGCGGCTGTGGAAGACGTTCGAGGGGACGGACGAGATCGGCGCGGTGCTGGCGATCATGAAGCACTTCAAGCAGCTGGACCGGCGCAACGAGCGCAAGCGGAGGAAGGATGGATGACGGTCGACGACATCATCGGCGTCGAGGAGTTCGGGCCGGACGGCGCCGGCGTATGGGGCGTGGTCCTACTCGTCCGCGCACCCAATGGCACGGTCCGGCTACCCTTCTTCCAGACCGATGTGCTGGGGGCCTATGCGCGCTTCCTGCAGGCGACGGAGGCGGGCGACGGGAGGAAACCATAATGCGTGAAATCCTCTCCGTCGAGGAGAACACCACCTACTTCGGGCCGACCGCGCTGCCGGAAATCTACGGCACGCGGATCACGTTCCGCACGGTGCAGGGCTTTACCAGCTGGAAGTTCTTCAGGGACGTCGACGCCATCAAGGCGCTCGCGCTGCTGATGAGGCACTTCGAGCGGCTCGACGCGCGCAACGCTAAAGGGAGGAAAAGGAAGTGAGGCGCTCCATCGTGCGCATCGTTGAGCGCTGGCGCCCCGGCAAGCGCTGGGCCGTCGTCTACTACACCAACCTTGCGGGACAGATGTCCCGCAAGGTGTTCGAGAACGTGGATGCGCTAGCAGCGTACCAGCTGTTCATCGAGCACGACAAACGGCTGGACATGAGTGCAGCTAGCAAACTACAGAGAAGGAGCAAACAGAATGAATAAGCCCGTAACCCTAGCAATCGGAACGTGGGGGGAGGCTGACACCCAGTACCTCTATGCGTTCTCCAACCTCCCTGCGGCGCGTGCGTTCGTCGCCGCACAGACGAAGGCGCCGCACAAGGGCTGCCCGGTCACGCACTGGCACGTCTTCACGACGGGGGTGCACGACAAGGCGGCGACCGCCAACACCGAACACACCGAATTTCTCGAAGCCTGAACCGAAAGGAAACTAACGTGTCTATCTCTAACGCTGCAATGCTTGTGGAAATGAACCTGTCGGTGTGGACCGCACAGAAGAACGACAAGGGCGCGACCGCCAAGGTCACGACCGACGCCAACGCGCGCTCCGATGCCGGCAACTTCAAGAAGAACCTGATGGCCGGCACCAACCGTAGAAAGGAGATCGCCGACTATGCCGCGATGTGCCGGACGTGGCACAACGGCAAGACGCTGCCGTGGTCCGACAAGGGCGTGCGGCTGCTGCCGACGTCGCTGTTCCTCGCCTACAAGAGCGAGATCAACACGCGCCGTGCCGAGTTCGACACGATGGTGGCGGCGTTCCTCGCCGAGTACCCGACGCTGGTCGCGGCCGCGCACCGGCACATGGGCTCGCTGTTCGACCCGAACGACTATCCGCATGTCGACGAGGTCGCGACCAAGTTCGGCTTCCGCACCGTGTTCTCGCCCGTGCCCGAGGCCGGCGACTTCCGGCTCGACGTGCCGAAGGCGGAGATGGCTGAGCTCAAGACGCAGTACGAGGTCGCCTATGAGGCGCGCGTCGACGACGCGATGGGCTCGGCATGGACCAAGTTCTACGAGATGCTCAAGGGTATGTCGGACAAGCTGGTCGAGCCCGAGGACGGCACCAAGGTGTTCCACGCCACCTTCACCTCGAACGCGGTCGAGCTCTGCGAGATGCTGACGCACCTCAACATCACCAAGGACCCGCACTTGGAAAAGTCGCGGCGCGATCTGGAGAAGGCCATCGCGAACGTCGACATCGCGGACATCCGCAAGGACGCTGGCACGCGGGCCGACGTCAAGGCGCAGGTCGATGCGATCCTCGATGCTTACGACTGGTAAGGGCCGCGCCGAGATCGTCCGCATCGTCGTGCGCAGCGATCACACAGTGCGGGGGCTGACCCAGTTCCGGGCCTATGTCCGGGTGAACGGAGCGAGGCGGGAGCGCAAGCGCGACTGCCTCGCCACCGACATGCTGGCGGCGTTCGCCAAGACGCAGGCGGCCTACCGCATCCGAGGCTTCGAGGTGTGAGAAAGGTCGAGATCGTCGAAGTCGAGTGCCTCGACAGGCGCGCGCTATACTTCATCGGCTTCGAGGTGGAAGGGAGCAACGAGCAGCTATGGGTGACGGTGACGGCGAAGGATGCGCTCGACGCATTCCAGAAAGGGGTGTTGCGCCTGCGAGCGGACGGCTGGTGTATCTGAGAGGCAAGCGCGCCAAGCGGAAGAAGGTCAAGCCGCTGGCGGTGATCCTGTCGATCACCTGCGATCATCATCGCTCCTTCCGGGTGGTCTTCCTTGGGCGCAACCGGGAGCAGTCGCTGTGGGTCTATGCCCTCGACGAGATCGGGGCGTTCGTCCGCGTCAGGGAGGTAATCGAGAGCAGAGGGTATCGGCTCTAATGGCAAAGCACCGCGCGATGATCCTCAAGATCGAGGAGCAACCTATGTCGTACGAGAGCGACACACCGAGGTACAAAATCTGGTTCAAGGTAATGAAGCGGGGCGGTGACGTGCGCGAAGGCGTGGTCTGGGCGCGTGATCCACTCGATGCCTTCATAGTGGCGAAGGGCTACATCAGGGGCAGGGGGTATCGCATCTGATGTGGTACATCAGCTTCGAGTATCGCATCAGCGATATGACCATCCACATCCGCAGCATCCGGCCCGCCACCTTAGGCCAGCCGGCATTCCGCGAGTGGTTCCTGTCCAACGCCGTCGACGAGCTCGGCGCCTATCTGGAGTTCGTGAAGCACATACGTGAGAACACATCCTACGAAGTGAAGGAGCAATGACATGAAGACCAAGATCAAGATGGACCTGCCCAATACCTACCGCGAGTTCGAGATGGGCGACGAGCTCGACGTCAACAACGTCAACCCCATAGTCGGCTACTTCATGCGGTCGCTGATCTGCCGGCTGCACCGTGAGCGTCCGGAGTGGGAGTTCCGCTCCGAGTGGGCGCATGCCGCCAAGGTGCACACTAGCAAGTCCGAGCACACCCGGTTTGAAATCTACGACGGCGACGACAAGATCGGCCGCATCTTGGCCACCACCAAATACGTCAAGGGTACGAACGTACGTGCGTATGAGTACGAGAACCACCGCACGGCCAACGCGCGGCGGCGCGGCGGCGCGACCACCACGGTCAGCGAGAACAAGGCGTTCAGCGACATCACCAACAACTTCTATTCGCTGACCGTCCCCGAGCGCATCTCCGCTGCCGAGGGTACGCTCAACTCGCAGCTGACCAACCACAGCAGCAAGGCGTCGCGCGCGGCGACCGAGGCCAAGGGCAAGCTCGACAAGGCGATCCTCAACTTCACCATGCGCCGCTGGAAGGAGTTCATCGGCGAGGTGGGCGATCCCGAACTGGAGGAGATCGCACGCGGCTTCCCCAAGCTGGCGCGCACCGCGCAGCAGATGGCCAAGCTTAGCATGGCCCGCACCAATGGCGAGGGCTACATCATCGTCGACCGGGGCGAGCGCTACATCGTCAAGCGCACCGGCGAGGGCACCAAGGCGCTGGTGATCCCGGCGGCCGAACTGCCCGACGCGCTGCGCGCCGGCGTGGGGATGCTGAAGCTGATCGAGCCGAACATCCCCGTGGTCGACGTTGGCATCAAGGCGTCGACCAGTGTATATCTGATCGCCGTGCTGGGCGAGGAAGAGGAAGTGCTATCATGAGGCAATCGGACCGCACGGGCACCGCCATTGCCTTCATCGGTGTCGGCATGTGGCTGGGGACGTGGCTTGGCGCCACACTTGCCGAGCGTGGGCTGATCGTCGCCACCGCCGTCGCCTTTATCGGGTTCGTGATCCGGTATTGGGGGAGGAGCTACTGATGAGTAACACGCTACCAGAACTAAAGAAGGAGTTGGACCGATGGCCGGGCGTAAGCTCGACCATCGACCACGGCACCCGCCATCCCCGCATCGTGCTCAAGCACAATGGCACCACGCGCTTCGTCGTCTACAGCGGCTCGCGCGTCGGCACACGGGGGGTTCTCAACAACGTCGCCAACCTGCGCCGCGCGCTGCGCGAGATGGGCGCGACTAGGGCTTGACCTTACCGCTGGTAAGGTGCAGGATGCACACATGGCACGCACACCGGAGGGTCGAGTCAAGGACTATGTTGTCGACATACTCAAGAGCGAGGGGGTTTACTACTTCCTCCCCGCGACTGGTGGGTTCGGCCGATCCGGTGTGCCCGACATTGTGGCCTGCGTTGCTGGAATATTTCTCGGCATTGAATGCAAAGCGGGTCGCGGAAAAGCGACGGCGCTGCAAATGCGCGAGTTGCACCGCATTGCGGCTGCTGGAGGCGTCGGCATCGTGGTGAACGAGCACAACATGGACCGCGTGCGCAGGCTGGTCCGCAAGATCAAGAGTTGGAAGGAGGCTGCGTGAGCTACGCAATCGAACACGACATTCCCATCCCGCCGAAGCGTATCCACACGCCGGCGGTGTCCAAGTACGACTTCGCCTCGCTGGAGGTGGGCGACAGCTTCGCCGTGCCGCTGGGCACCGAGCGGCGCGGCACCAACTTCCTCAACGCGCAGCGCCTGACGGCGGCGGCGGTCAACTACAAGCAGCGCCGCCCCGGTGCGCCGGGCGTGCCGGGCTGGAACTTCACGGTCCGCACGCTCAAGGACGAAGGCGTAGCCCGCATCTGGAGGACTGCCTGAATGTCAGCCAAGCAGACCCCGGAGAGCTTCTGGGCGCGCGTCGACAAGCGCGACCCCGACGAATGCTGGCCGTGGACTGGCTCCGTTAATAATTCGGGCTACGGCACCGTCAGTTGGCACGGGATGAGCTACGTCGCGCATCGTGTGGCGGCATGGTTGTCGGGGCTCGTCGCGCAGCCGCGCATGCCGCGCAAGTCGACTGATCCGACCCATGTCCTGCACCGCTGCGATAACCCTCCGTGCTGCAACCCGGAGCACTTCTTTTTGGGCACCTACAGGGACAATATGCTCGACGCTTACGCGAAGCAGCGCAAGTTACAACCCAAGGGCGAGAAGCATAGCAACGCTAAGTTGACCGACTTACAAGCATCGGTTATCCGTTCTCGTTATGCGGCGGGTGAGCGCCAAGTCCCGCTCGCCAAGGAGTTCGGTGTGAGCCAGTGCGCCATTAGTCTTATTGTTCGTGGGGAGACGTACAAGTGGACGTATTAGTTTACGACTTCGAAACGTTCTACGACAGGGACTATTCCCTATCGAAGCTCACGACGGAGGAATATCTCCGCGACGAGCGCTATGAAACCATCGGGGTCAGCGTCAAGAAGAACAACGAGCCGGGGGAGTGGTTCACCGGCGACGAGGCCGACATCAAGCTGTGGCTGCACCGCTTCGACTGGGAGCATTCCATCGGCGTCGCGCACCACGCGCAGTTCGACGCCAGCATCCTCAACTGGAAGTTCGGCATCAAACCAAAGAAGATCGCGTGCACGCTCAGCATGGCGCGCGCCATCGACGGCCCCGATGCTGGCAACTCGCTCGCCAAGCTGGCCGAGCGGCACGGGCTGGGCGTCAAGGGCAACGACGTGATTAGCGCGCTGGGCATGCGCCGGCATATGTTCCAGCGCGGCCACATGCAGGATTACGGCCGGTACTGCGTCAACGACGGCGACCTATGCTTCGGCCTGTTCGCCAAGTTCGCGCCGCTGCTGCCAGCGAGCGAGCTCAACCTCATCGATCTTACCATCCGTATGTTTTCCGAGCCGGTGCTCGAACTCGACCACGGCATCCTCGCCGAGCATCTTGCCGCCGTGCAGCTGAAGAAGGAGAAGCTGCTCAGCCGGCTGGTGGGCCTCGACCGTTCGGTCCTGATGAGCAACCCGCAGCTGGCCGAACTGCTCCAACTGCTGGGCGTCGACCCGCCCAAGAAGATCAGCCGCACCACCGGCAAGATAGCGTGGGCGTTCGGCAAGACTGACCCCGGCTTCAAGGACCTGCTCGACCACGACGATTGGCGCGTGCAGGCGGTTGTGGCGGCCCGCATAGGGGTCAAGAGCACGCTGGAGGAGACACGGACCATCCGGCTCATGGATGTGGCCACACGGGGCGCGCTGCCCGTTCCGCTGCGGTATTACGCGGCGCACACCGGGCGCTGGGGCGGCGACGGCAAGCTCAACCTGCAGAACCTGCCACGCTCCGCCGCGATCAAGAAGGCGATCAAGGCGCCCAAGGGCACCAAGTACATCGACGTCGACAGCAGCCAGATCGAAGCACGCACGCTGGCGTGGCTCGCTGGCCAGTACAGCCTCGTGCAAATCTTCGAGAAGAACAACGAGGAGATCGCCGCCGGCGTGCCGAAGAAGGAGATGCAGTTCGATCCGTACCGCGTCATGGCATCGGACATCTACTACATCGCGCCCGACCAGATCGACGACGACCAGCGCTTCATGGGTAAGACCACCCTGCTGGGCTGCGGCTACGGCATGGGCGCGGCCAAGTTCCAGATGCAGCTGAAGGCGATGGGCCGCGACCTCGACCTTGAGGAGTGCAAGCGCATCGTCAATATTTACCGGCGCACCTACTCGCAAATCCCCCGGCTGTGGAAGCAGGGCGACAAGGTGCTGCAGGCGCTGATCGACGGCCAGACCACCACCTATGGCAAGGTGGGCGCGGTCAACATTGATTTGCTGGGCATCCGCCTGCCCAATGGGCTCTACATCCGCTACGACGGCCTGCGCAACGAGCCGCACTCTAACGGCGACGCGCGCTACATCTACGACCGCGTGCGCGGTAAGTCGAAGGTGCCGACCGACCTGTGGGGCGGGACCGTCACCGAGAACGTCTGCCAAGCGCTGGCCCGCATCATCGTCGGCGAGCAGATGCTCGCGATCCGCAAGCGCTACCGCCCGGTGCTGACCGTGCACGACGCCGCCGGCATCATCGCGCCGACCGCCGAGGCGGTGCAGGCGCGGGCGTTCGCCGAGGGCTGCATGCGCATCCGGCCGAAGTGGGCCGAGGGCCTGCCACTCAACTGTGAAAGCAAGATGGGAGCCAGCTATGGCGGATGAACACCCTGTGGTTACGCTGTTGATCGCACGTATGACGAGCCATCCCGAGGAGTTCTTTACTCCCCCTTTGCGGTGGGAGGTATTCGTCAACGATGCGCGCACGCACGCCACGCCCGAGGACCGGGAGAAGCTGCAGGCGGCGCTCTCGGCAGTCTGTATGGACCGCCTGCATGCCAATGTGATCGACGAGCTTCTGAATGGCGACGAGCGGCGCGCGGCGCTGGCGGAGCAGCAGCAACAGCAGGCACGCGCGGCCAGCGTGCAGAACGTCGCGCGCCAGCAGGCCAAGGCGAACGCGCTCGCGCAAGGCTATGGCAGTCAGGCACCTCTGACGGCAATGACGGCAGCCGAACTGCAGCACCAGATGAACACGATGGGCACATCGATGCAGAACCTGTTCAATCAGGCGCAGCCATCCTTGGGTATCGTAGATAGCCAAGGGGTACAGCAGTCGCTCACCGGCGACGACCTGCGCCAGATGAAGGGGCTGCTCGGCAAGCGCGCCGACAGGGTCATCCTCGACGATCCGTTTGCACCGGGCGAGTGGCGCCCGCTGATGAGCGAGCCGTACCCGACGAACAAGGGCACCCTGCTCGGCTCGGTCAAGAGTTTTTTCAAAGGAGGCGTCTGATGGTCTCGCCGCGCATGCGCAACTTCCTGAACTCGACCACGGCCGGGCAGGACAGCGTAGAAGTACCGATCAAGTTCCGCGAGATGTTCTCGCAATCACTGCAGGAGTTGAAAGACGACGATGCTAGCGTTCTCATACTAGTCAAAGGAAGCAAGATCATGTCACATGCCTACAAGGACCGCTCCAACGGGCGTGGGTTCTACACCGACCCAGCGTCGCGACGGAACGAAGCGAAGTTGTTCTGTACACAATGCAACTTCACCGGCAAGATGCCGATGAAATCATTAATGCCCCCCGACCAGATTGATAAGAAGTTCGTGCAGCGTGGCTGGGAGCTCGATCCCAACATCTGCCCGACCTGCGTGGAGATCGCACGCAAGGCCCGTCTTACCGCGCGTAAGAACCGCATGGAAGGCACCGAGACGGACGACAATGTCGTCGACATCACTATCGCGACGGAGATCGAAGAAGTGGGCAAGCCGACATTGAAGCTGGCACTGACGCGCGGCGCACCGACGCCCAAGCCGGTCCACGAGGCCGCTGAGGCGCTGTTCAAGCCCAAGGTGCCCGAAGCTGCCTCCGAGCCGCGCAATGCCGCTGTGCCGCGTCCGCAGCCCGAACCGCAGCCTATTCCAGCACCTGCCCCCACACCGAAAGTCGAGAGCAACACCATGGCCACCACCAACGCCACCGTCCTTGAGCAAGCCGACGCCGCCACCCGGCTCAAGACCCGCCGCATGCACGCGCTGCTGCGCGAGCACTTCAACATCGACGCCGGCCGCTACGTCGGCGACTGGACCGACGCCAAGATCGGCCACGAGTGCGGCCTGCTGCCGGCCGTGATCGCGAACGAGCGCTCGCTGGGCTACGGCGACCTCAAGGAGCCGACCGAGGTGTCGGCGATCCGCGCCGAGATCGCCGGCCTGCATGAGATGGCCGACGAGGTGCACAACGCGATCATCGCGGTCGAGCGCCGGCTGGCGGACTTCGTCAAGTCGCAGGGGTTCGAGGCGTGAGCGGCTGGGAGCCTATCGCCACCGCACCCAAGGAGCCCCGGCTGGGCGTGCGGGGGCCGATCATCGTCGGTGTCGACGCCACCGGCACCATCTGCCGCACGGCATGGGTCCACGAGCACCACAAGGGCTCGAACGTCTGGCTCATGTTCACCGATGAGGGCCTGATGGAGTGGGAGCCGACGCAGTGGGTGCCGGACCCGGGCGAAGGAGGGCACCGCACATGAGCCTCCCGCAGAACCCCGTCTCGGGCAGCCTCACGCTCACCAACCCCGGTTTCAACGACCGCTGGTCGTGCCCGAACTGCTTCGCCGAGCATGCTGGGCGTTCGCAGCGCGACAGCATCATCCGCTGCGGGTGCGGGGCCACGCTCAAGCTGACGCTCGAAGATCAGCCGGTGTGCCGCGCGACCTGCATCGATCCCGACCATGTCGAGGAGGACATCGACTGACGTGAAGAAGAACAAGCTGATCCCCAAGCGGTGCAAGCCGTGCCTGTCGCTCTCGACGAGCGGCATCAAGGGGTCGAAATATGGTCGCTGGTGCTGCCACTTCGGGGCGCCGGCGAACAAGGTGCAGGCGCAGTGCCTGCAGTCGAACGCACTGAGGATGAAGGAGCAACCGAATGTCTGACGAAAATCCCATCGCCGAAGTCGCCGAGCATCTGCCCGACGCCGGCATCAACCCTGCGCACGGCATCGCGGGCATCGCGCTGAGCATGGCGCTGCGCTGGCACGACACCGGCGTCGTGAAGGACGGCGCCATGTACCAGCAGCTGCGCGTCGAGGGGAAGGAAATCCGCCCGATGGATGTGCATGACGTGCTCGACACGGCCAAGCTGTTCGAGAAGCATCTCATGGACGCACCCAACCGCCTGTCGGCGATGGTGTTCGACGTCATCGAGCAGGTGCTGCTGGGCGAGGAGGTGCCCAACCATGTCGAGTGACGAGACCCCCGACGAGGTGCCGCTGGAGGACCGGCTGCGCATCGACCCCCGCATCGGCGGCGTCATTCAGGACATGCTCAAGGATATGACCGGGCGCGAGACGCACGTCATCCTGATCGCCGCGCCGTGGACGCCCATCGACGAGGAGAACGTGCGGCTGGGCCAGCCGACGTTCATCACCAGCATGACGCCCGAGGACATGCGCGACTTCATCATCCAGATCGCGGGCTGCTTCGCCATGGGCAACCCGCTGCTGCATGCGGAAAGGCTGAACTGATGGACATCCCCGTCGTGTCCGAGGAGGAGGCCGCCAAGGCGACATACGTCATCTGCGTCCGCAAGGCGGATGCGACGGCGATCTTCGACGACAACCTTGAGGCCCCCTGTGTGGCGTGCGCGGAGACGGTGGTCTACCGCCCGTACACGCCACCGGGTCCGGCCAAGCTGTGCATGGTGTGCTTCATCGATATGCAGGAGGCCAGCCTTCAATGATCATCCAATTCAGCTTCTCGTCGATCAAAACCTACGAGCAGTGCCCGAAGAAATATTACCACACCAAGGTGGTGAAGGATCACGTCGATGAGGGCGGGGCCGAGGCGAACTATGGGCTGGACGTCCACGCGGCGGCCGAGGAGCACACCAAGACCGGCGCGCCGATCCCGAAGAAGTTCGAGTACATGCGCCCGATCATGGACGTGCTCGACGCGATCCCCGGCGAGCACCATGCCGAGGTGAAGTTCGGGCTGCGCAAGAAGCTCGACGGGCGCTACGTGGCCGTCGACTTCGAGGACCCCAAGCGCTGGTATCGCGGCATCGCCGACTTGCTCGTCGTCAACGAGCCGAAGCACACCGCGTTCTGCGTCGACTACAAGACCGGCAAGTCGGCCAAGTACGCCGACCTCAAGCAGCTGGACCTGCTCGCCGGTGCGGTGTTCGTCCATTACCCGCAGGTGATGCTGGTCAAGTCGGCGCTGCTCTATGTCGTCTCGGGCGAGTTCGTGAAGAAGGATCACGTCCGCACCGACATGAGCCAGTATCTCGGCGTGTTCGACCGCCAGCTGCGCCAGCTTGCCGTGTCGATGGATACCAACGTGTGGAATGCCAAGGAGAGTGGCCTATGTCCGTGGTGCCCGGTGAAGTCGTGCCCGCATTGGCGCCCAAAGCGTCGATGACCAACGGGGAAGAGCATGTCGCGCATGCGGTGATGTTCATTGCCGCATGCGATCCCGATGGGCTCGCGCCGTTCTCGCGGTGCTACGCCGTGATCCCGCATCTGATCGCGCTCAACGCGACACAGTTGGCGGGGTCGACGACGCGCAACGGCGAGCCGATGTGGTTCCAGCAGGTGCGCAACCTGCGGTCGCACCACCGCGCCGGCACGAACTATGTCGGCCTTGGCTTGCTGGAGCATGTGCCGCGCGTCGGCTACCGTATCACGGACGAGGGCCGCGCCTATGCGCGCGACATCATCGCGTCGATGGGCTGGGGGCTGGGCGGTGCAGGAGGGTGATTTCGTGCGCTATGTCGGGCGCGGCATGAACCGCCACGGCTTCCTGTTCATCGTCGGCGAGCCGATGGGCGCGGACCAGCAATGGTCGCTGTTCAAGTCGGTCGCGACCGGCGAGCGGGTGATGATGAAGAACACGGACTTGGAGCCGATGCCCGATGAAGGAGGGTGATCTCGTGCAGCGCACGAACATTCCGCGCACGGCCTTTCGGCGCAAGCACGGGTTCCTGTTCGTCTACCTGTGGCCCGTCGATCCGGGCTGGGCGTATCTCAGGTCGCTGGCGTCGGGGGAGAAGGTGCTGATGCAGAACAACGCGTTCAAGGCGGCGCCCGATGAAGAAGGGTGATCTCGTGCGCTATGTCGGCAACCGTACGAACCACCACGGCTTCCTGTTCGTCGTCAGCGTGGACCGACCAGTGAGTGAGGACCAGCAATGGGCACTGTTCAAGTCGGTCGCGACCGGCAAGCAGGTGCTGATATATAACACGGATGTGGAGGTGGTCCCCGATGAAGCGCGGTGATCTCATCCTACTCGACGGCGAGCTAGGCGCCCTCAGCGCCTATGTGCAGCGTCGCATCGACAAGCACGGGCGCCTGTATGTATTCATGCGGGGGAGCGCGGACGACTTGGTCGAGGCCAAGTCGCTCACGACCGGCGCCGTGGTGACGCTACTCGGACCGTGGCTCAAGGAGGCACCAGATGGCACGCAATTATCGCCGGGAGTACGACCAGTATCAGGGCACGCCGGAGCAGATCAAGAAGCGCGCTCAGCGCAACGCCGCCCGCGCGCTGATGGTCAAGGCCGGCAAGGCGAAGAAGGGTGACGGCATGGACGTGGACCATGCCAAGCCCATCGACAAGGGTGGCACCAACGCCAAGAGCAATCTGCGGATGAAGACCAAGACCGACAACCGGAACTTTCCGCGCGATAGCAAGCGACAGCCGAAGTAGGAGCAACGATGCAAACGTCCGATGACCGCGCGCTCTTGGTGCCGACAACGCACCCGGATCGCATCCTTACCGCTGTAAGAAAGAGCAAGCGAACCCCCGAGGGGGTGCTGGTGTACTGGGGCTACAACGAGGCGCGCAAGCTCGCCGCGCTCGGCTTCGACGCGCCGTCGCCGATGCTGCGCGACTATGCGTGGTGCGGCCGGCTCAAGCCGTTCGACCACCAGAAGGACACCGCCAGCTTCCTGTCGATCCGCGAGCGCGCGTTCTGCTTCAACGAGCAGGGCACGGCCAAGACCGGCTCGGTCATCGCCGCTGCCGACTATCTGATGAAGATTGGCAAGGTCACCCGCGTGCTGGTGCTGTGCCCGCTTTCTATCATGAAGTCGGCGTGGCAGGGCGACCTGTTCAAGTTCGCGATGCACCGCAGCCACGACGTCGCGCACGGCACGGCCAAGCAGCGCAAGCGCGTGATCGAGAGCGGCGTCGAGTTCGTCATCATGAACTTCGACGGGCTCGCCATCACCGAGAAGGAGGTGCTGCACGGCGGCTTCGACCTGATCGTGGTCGACGAGTGCAACGCCTATAAGAACCCCACGACGACGCGCTGGAAGGTGCTCAACCGCGTGGTGCATGTGCTGCAGCCCCGGCTGTGGATGCTGACCGGCACGCCGGCGGCACACTCGCCGCTCGACGCCTTCGGTCTGGCCAAGCTGGTCAATCCGGGGGGCGTCACGCCCTACTTCGGGCAGTTCCGCGATCAGGTGATGGTCAAGGTCAGCAACTTCCGCTGGGTGCCCAAGCGCACCTCCGCCGCGACGCTGCACCGCGTGCTGCAGCCGGCCATCCGGTACGAGAAGAAGGACTGCCTTGACCTGCCGCCGGTCACGTTCATGTCGCGCGACGCGCCGCTGACCAAGATGCAGAAGGCGTACTACGTCATGCTCAAGAGCCAGCTGCTGATCGACTCGCAGGGCGAGGAAGTGAGCGCCGTGCATGCGGCAGCGAAGCTGACCAAACTGCTGCAGATCAGCGGCGGCGCCGTCTACACCGACGAGGGCAACATCCTTGAGTTCGACGTCTCCAGCCGGCTCAAGGTGATCGAGGAGGTGATCGACGAGGCCAGCCACAAGGTGCTGGTGTTCGTGCCGTTCAACCACACCATCGACCTGCTGTATGAGCACCTTACCAAGCGTAAGATAACCTGCGCCAGCATCGACGGCCGGACCAAGGCCAGCGCGCGCAACAACATCATCCGCGAGTTCCAGAACGACACCGACCCGCAGGTGCTGATCCTGCAGCCGGCGGCGGCCGCGCACGGGCTCACGCTGACGGCGGCCGACACGATCATCTGGTACGCGCCGGTGACCAGCACGGAAATCTATCTGCAGGCCAATGCGCGCATCGACAGGCCGGGGCAGCTGCACCCGATGACCATCGTCCACATCCGGGGCAGCCCGGTCGAGGACCGCCTCTATTCGATGCTGCAGGGGCACATCAACGACCAGTCGAAATTGATCGATCTGTACCGATCCGTGATCAAATAGATTTGACACTGATACAAACCTGACCTACCACCGTTCAACCAGAAGGAGCAACATTATGGCAGGGGAGGCTCTCCCGGCGGACACGCTTGTGCGTGTCTACCGCAAAATCCGTGGCGCCATCGACGCCAAGGAGGAGGCACACAAGACCGAGATCGATGGTCTCAAAGCGCAGCTGGACCTCGTCGAGAGCAAGCTGCTCGACATCTGCAACACCCAGAACATCGACAGCCTCCGCACCGCCCAAGGCACCGTCATGCGCAGCGTCCGCACGCGCTACTGGACGAGCGATTGGGAGAAGCTCTACGAGTTCATCGACAAGCACGGCGCGCCGTACTTGCTCGAACGGCGCATCAGTTCGAGCGCCATGAAGGACTTCCTGCAGCAGAGCCCGGACATTCCGCTGCCCGAAGGTATGAACACCGATGCCAAGTACGCGATCACCGTTCGCAAACCCACCAGCAAGTGAGGAAATGATGGCCAATATCTCTATCTTTACCGACCCCAACCTGCCGGCCAACGTCACCCACCGGGGCGTGTCGGCACTCACCAAGTCGATCACCAGCGGCTTGACCATGCGCCGCATCCAGACCAACACCAACGGCACGTTCCGCCGCCTCATCGGCGGCGAGCAAGTCGGCAAGGCGATCCGGGGCGAGTTCAATGGTATCATCGTGGCGCTGCTGCCCAAGGTCAGCCGCACCTTCTACGAAGAGACCTACGACCCCTCCGCCACGCCGACGCTGCCCGACTGCTGGTCGAACGATGGTGTCACGCCTGAAGACGGCGTGCCGAACCTGCAGGCCAGCAGCTGCGCCGCGTGCCCGAACAACGTCAAGGGCTCCGGCGAGAACGGCAAGGGCCGCGCGTGCCGCTTCGTGCGCCGCGTCGCGCTGCTGCTGGATGGCGACCCCAAGGGTCTCACCTACCAGTTCAACATCCCGTCGAAGTCGCTGTTCGGCAAGGGCGAGGGCCACACCCATCCGTTCGAGAGCTATGTCCAGTACCTGATCGCCAACGATCACGCGCTGGATTACGTCGTTACCAAGATCGCGTACGACCTCGAAGCCGACACGATGCAGATGAACTTCACGCCGGTGCGTCCGATCACCGACGAGGAGTATGAGCTCGTGGTGGCGGCGCAGACCGACCCGGAGACGCAGCGCCTGATCCAGATCACCGTTGCCGAAGCCGATGGCGTGGTTGCCGAGCCGGCCGGCGCCGTGGCTGCCAAGGTCAAGCCGAAGGCCGACCCGACGCCCGAGCCCAAGGCGAAGGTCAAGGCCGCGCAGACGGTCAAGGAGCAGCTGAAGGCTGCTGCGCTCGCCGCACAGGACGACGACGATGACGACGCGGTCGCCGAAGATGACGACGAGGTCGTCGAGGAGACCGACGAGGTCGCTGGGGACGATGACGACGAGGAAGTCGCCCCGCCGCCCCCGCCTGCGCCCAAGACGCGCGCCGCGCCCGCGCCGAAGCCCAAGGGTGCTCCGAAGCCCAAGGCCGAAGCCGCGCCGGCGCCCGCCAAGAAGGGCTCTGCGTTCGACGATGACGACGATGACGGCGAGGAAGCGGAGGAAGCGCCCGTTGCTGCCCCCGTGCGCCGTGCTGGGCCGAAGGCCAAGGCGCCCGCGCCGAAGCTGAAGCCCGAGCTTGCTGACGTCATCAGCGACTGGGCGTCCTCGGACGACGACGAGGACTGATCCATGGCAAAAGAACCGGAGCAGCCCGGAGGGCTCCGCGTCCTGCGCACGGGTCAGGTGACCGCCAAGATCGGCGTCAACGACAACGTGTTCTACGGGATGCTCGCCAAGAGGCAGTTCCCGGCTGGCTTCCAGATCGCGCCCGGTGGGCGCGCTCTGGGCTGGCTGGAAGGCACTGTCGACGAGTGGATCAAAGAGCGCGAAACGAAGGGGCTGGCGTCTATGACGCCAGCCTCCGACGATGACGTGGTCGAGGAGCCGGTCGAGTTCGAGCAGAGCGAGCAGGAGACATGAGCGTCGGCTACTCATACAAGCTGTATGAGCAGAACAGGGCGGCGGCCGACGACAAGATCGGCGTCGCGCTGGGGCGGGTGTGTATCGCAAGAGACATCCCCGTCGCAGCATTGTCGGAGAGGTTCGGCGTGACGCGCGCGGCGATTTATCGGTGGTTCAGCGGGCTCTCAGACCCGCAGCCCCGGTTCGTCGCGCCGATCACGGCCTTTCTCGCTGAAATCGAGTGACACCCCTTGCTGGGGTGCCGGAGCACAAGAACAGCGGAGCCGCTAACCCGGCCCCCTCGATGGGTGGCTAACCATGGATATGTTCGAGTTTTTGAGTGCCGTCCAGCCTGAGAAGGGCTGGACGGCGATTGTCGGCATTCGCGACGGCGTCGTCCATCAGACGCTGGTCAACACCCCCCTCGCCATCGAACAGACCGTCACCCGCATGCTGGCGCAGGGCCGCGACGTCTACTTCGGCGTCGCCAAGTTCAAGGACCGCAAGCCCCCGAACAACGGCAGGCCGCGTGGCAAGGACAATGTGCTGGCGCTGCGGTCGTTCTGGATGGACATCGACGTCGGACCCGGCAAGCCGCATGCCGACAAAGCCGAGGCGCTGCGGCTGATCCGCACCTTCTCCGAAGAGACCGGGCTCGAACGCCCGATCATCGTCGACAGCGGACGCGGCCTGCACGTCTACTGGCCGCTCAGCGAGGACGTCTCGCGCGAGGATTGGGAGCCGGTCGCGCTCGCGCTGCGCAACAAGGCCAACGAGTTCGGCCTGCGTCCCGACCCGACCTGCTTCGAGGTGGCGCGCATCCTGCGCGTGCCGGGCACCGAGAACCGCAAGGGCGACGACGCGCTCCCGGTCCACATCATTCTTACACACGGTAAGGTCAGCAGCTACCACGCCTTCATGCTGCTGATCGGCACCGCGCAGGTGCCGGTGTCCAAGGCCACCAGCCGGCCCAAGTCCAAGGGCAACAACTCGATCTTCCCTACGGCGGCGAAACGCGGCGCGAGCCAGAGCGCGATGACGCAGGCGCTCGCCACCAGCGCCAAGACCGAGAGCTTCAAGCACATCATGATGCGCGCCAGCGCTGGCGAGGCCATGGGCTGCGCGCAGCTGGTCGCCTGCTACCGCGAGCGCGCGACGCTCAGCGAGCCGCGCTGGTGGGGCGCGCTGTCAGTGGCGCAGAAGTGCGTCGACCGCGATAAAGCGATCCACATGCTCTCTCAGGGGCATCCGTTCTATGATCCGGCCGACACCGAGGCCAAGGCCACGCGCACGGCTGGCCCGCAAAGCTGCGCGACGTTCGAGGCGAATAACCCCGGCGGCTGCAAGGGTTGCAAATGGCTGGGCGCCATCACGTCGCCCATCGAGCTTGGGCACGAGCGCGCCGAGGACGAGCCGGACGAGCCCGAAGCGGAAGCCGAGGTCGAACTGATCCCGACGACGGAGACCAAGACCGTCGCCGATTTCCAGAAGATGCGGCTGCATAAAGACTATGATCTGGACGACGACGGCATCATCCGCACCAAGGTCGATGACAAGGGCAAGCGCGCCATCGTGGTGCCGTTCCCGCTCTTGATCAAGAAGCACCTGCGCGACCCCGATGGCATACACCACATGGTGTTCTGGATGCTCAAGCCGAAAGAGGGCTTCACCATCTTCACCATCCCCGCCGCCAAGGTGAGCTCGGGGCGCGACCTCAGTTCGGCGCTCTCGGCCGCCGGCGTCTTCACGCACGGCGATGTGCAGGCCACGCTGCTGCGCAAGTATATTCAGGTCTCCAACGCACGCCTGCAGCAACGGCAGAAGGTAGGGCAAATGCGTACGCAATTCGGCTGGGCCGATAACATGACCAAGTTCGTCGTCGGCCATCACGAGTATAGCGAGGCGGGACGCTTCCCCGCCGACCTGTCGGACGGCCTGCGCGTGCTCGCCGATAAGATGGTGCCGAGGGGCACGTTCGAGAAATGGAAGGAGGTCATGGACCTCTATGGCGAGCCCGGCATGGAGCCGAACGCCTTCGCGGCCGCGACCGGCTTCGGCGCGCCGCTGCTCAAGCTGACCGGCCTCGACGGCGCGCTGATCAACCTGATCCACCCCGACAGCGGCACCGGCAAGACGACGGCGCTGCGCATGGCGAACAGCATCTGGGGGCACCCGCAGGAGTTGCTGAGTGTCAAGAACGACTCGCTGGTCACGCGCATGCTGAAGCTCGGCTACCACTGCAACCTGCCGTTCTGCGTCGATGAAATGACCAATGCCGAACCCGAGGTGATCAGCGAGCTCAGCTACGCAATCACGCAGGGCGTCGGCAAGGACCGCATGAAGGCCGCGAGCAACGAGCTCCGCGCCAACACGACGCGCTGGCAGACGATGGCACTGTGCTCGTCGAACCGCTCGTTCTACGACAAGCTGGAGAGCCTCAAGGCCGCGCCCGAGGGCGAGCGCATGCGCATCCTCGAATATGAGATCGTACCCAGCCTGCTGTTCTCCACCCAATTTGCTGGGGATATGTTCGACAAGCAGCTGGTTGCGAACTATGGCCATGTCGGGCCGCTCTATGCCGCGTGGCTGGTCAAGAACCGCGCCTTCGCGCTGCAGAAGTTCAACGCGATCCGCGACCGCATCGACCGTGAGCTCAACCTGCACCCGAGCGAGCGCTTCTGGTCGCTGGCCGTGGCGGCGAACCTGACCGGCATCTCGATTGCCATCGCCATGCGCTGGGTCGACTGGGATTATAAGGCAATCCGCGCGTGGGCCTATGGACTGATCGAGGAACTGCGCGCGGGGCGCAAGCAGGCGCCGGTGCGTGGCACGGACAATTATCTCGGCGACTTCATCAACCTCAACCTGCACCATCTGCTGATCATCAACACGGGTGTCGACCGCCGCAGCCAGAAGCCCTCGAAGAATGCGCCACCGCAAATGGGCGCCATGCACGAAGCAGCCAAGCTGACCCCCAAGCTCGACCTGCGCATGCGCTACGAGCCCGACCAGCAGAAGCTCTACATCACCGTCGACGCATTCAAGAAATACTGCCAGCTGCGTCAGGTCGACTACACCCATGCCGTCAAGGAGATGGAGAAGTCGGGGCTGTGCACGCGCCCGAAAAAGCCCAAGTACATGACCAAGGGTATGGGCGACGGCGTCAGCGCGCTCGGCGGGCAGGCGCGGGTGCTGGAGATCGACACCACGCACGCCAGCATGGTCGACATGGACAGCATCGACGTCGATGTGATCAAGGCGGAGGTGCCGGCCTTTGCTGATTGAAGGCGTCGATTACACCGTCGACTGGCGGCGGTTCCGCAAGGGGCAGTCGGTGTTCGTGCCGTGCCAGAACGGCAAGGAGGCTAAGGCCGCCGTGCGGCAGGAGATCGTCGGCAAGGGCGTCAAGGTCCTGATGTCGCACCGCGTCGAGGAAGGCATACGCGGCTTGCGCATATGGCGCATCTGATTATATGCCGAAGGCGAGATGGGTTGCTCCTTCTCGGTGTTGGTCATCGACTGGCTCCCCCGCCGTGCCACCGGCGGGGGAGTTTTTTATTCCTCCTCGTCGGCGTACTCGGGTTCGCGCCTGCGCTGCTGACCCCCGCTATCGGCCTCCATGAAGATCAGCCATTCCTCCGGCGTCATCGACACGCCGTGCTCGCTCGTAGCCTGATCGAGGATGGTTGCCTGTAGCGAGCTTGCCAAATCCTCGGGCTCGATGGCGAGCTTTGAGATCGGCGCGCCGGGCACGCCAGCGATGCTCGCGGCCGATGCTTGATAGTCGTCGTAGCGCTTGACCCACGCCTCCATCGTATCGCTCGTGCTCTCCGGGCGCAGGATGATCCGCTTGAAGTCGTCGATGACCTTCTGCCGCGCATCCCCCGCGCGCTGCTGCCAGCCCTGCTTGGCACGATTAACATCACGCTGATCGGCCAGCCGGCTCGGCGTGAAACCCACCACCTGTCCGGCAAGTTCGCCCGGCGTGAAGTCCTCCATGATCTGCTTGCCGGTCACCGGCGAGCGCTCGCCCTCGCGCGCGAGACGCTTCGCGGTGAGCACGCCCCGGAACGCCGCCGGCACCAGCTTGGCGAAGCCCCGGTCAAAGTCGCCGCGCAGGAAGTCGTCGATGCTGGACACCATGTTCGACGAGCTCGACAGGTGCGGCGACAGGTTGGCGTCGACCCAGTTGCGCACAGTCTCGGCCCATGTGTCACCCGACTTGGCGCCGCGCAGCCACAGCTGGTTCTGCGCCAGCCGGCTGCCGATGTCCCAGCCCGTCGCCTCCGACAGCGCGCCATGCTGAGCGATGCCCGTAGCCGCACCAAAATGCTGGGGTATCCACTCGTGGCGGAAACGGTAATCGGCATCATCGGCACCCAGCGGGTCCTCGCGGCGGCGGCGGTCGTTTTCCTCTTTCGAGAAGAGGAACGGGTAGATCAGGTTGATCGCCTGCGTGACGAACGTGTAGCCGAACACGGAACCCAGCCCCGCGCCCGCCGCCTGAAACAACATGACGCTGGCAAGCTCGCCGAACAGCTGCTTGCGCGTCGCATAGGGTGAGCCGGCCGCCAGCGCGCGCACCGTCTGCCAGTAATATTTCTGGCGCTGCATCGAGTAGTTGCGCAGGAAGCCCAGCGCGCGCTTGCCCGCCGATCCACGGAAGATGTCCGGGCGCTCCAGCGGGGTGAAGTTGCCCACCGTCTGCTCGGTGTCACGGACCGCCGACGCGACCGCGCCCGCGAACGCCTCCTCGTCGTTCTTCCCCTGCTTCTTCAGCTTCTCATATTCGAGTTCGGCGAAGGCCATGCCGGACGCCTCGCGCGCCAGCTGGTCGGCAGCCGTGAACGGTGCCGCCATGAGGTTGGCGACCTTACTCAGCATGTGCGTGGGGCCGCCCTCGCGCAGCCCCGACAGAGGGCCGAACGTCGTCTTCCACGACTGCAGCAAGCTGTCGGTCTGCTTATGCGAGAACAGGTCGCGCTTGTCGTTGAGCTCGGCCCAGAACCGGCGCCGCAGCGGGTTCTTCTTGACGTGGTCCGTGTTGCCCATCGACGGCGAGCGCAGCCACTTCTCGCCCGTCACCGGGTCGACCTCGATGAACGCCTTGATCGCGCCGGACCTCGGGAGCGACTGCGCCATCAGCCGTAGGACGTGCCCGGTATTGTAGCGCATCATCATGCGCGGCAGCACTTGGAACGGCAGCACCAGCGGCTGCACCACCGCCGACGCCATCGACGTCATCAGCGACGTGAAGGTCACCGCGCTGAGGATGCGCTCGCCCGTGCTCTGCTGCTGGACCTCCTCGGTCTCGCGCAGCCGGCGGACATAGTCGCGCGCCAGCATGTGCGCGTTGGCGTCCTTGGTCTGGTCGGCCGACTTGATCACCGTCGCCAGCGTCTCGATCTGGCGGTCGATCTGCTTGCCGTAGACCATCTTCGGCAGCGTGTTGGCGTACTGCTGCGCGGTCGCGCGGAACACCAGCAGCGGGTCGGCGCTGTGGCCGGGCACGAACTCGGCGTGGATCAACTGCTTGCGGATTGAGCGCTCTGGCAACGTCAGCAGGTACGACTGCCACATCACATCCTTGAGGCGATTGCGGAAGGCAGCGATCTCCTGCGGGCTGTCGCCGGTGATCGGGATGTTGTCGATCTTGGCGTTCAAATCATTGATCAGCTTGCCGTTCGACGAGATGCTATTGCGGATGTCGTCGAGCCCGTTGAGATGCTCGAAGCGGTCGGTGATCTCCGCCTCGGTCATGCCAGCCTTGCGCGCCTCGGCCTTCTTCGCCAGCGAGAATGCGTCACGCTTCGACGGCGTGTCGAAATGATAGCGCTCGCGGACGCTGTCGGGCTTCTTCGACCCCTTGATGATCAGCGCATAATCGCCGAAGCGCCGGAACGGGAAATACTCGGTCGGCAGTTCGTCGGTGCGCATCGACGGGTATTCCTCGTCGAACTCGCTCTCGCCCTTGCCGTCGAGACCCTTCTTGAGCTTGGCTTTCTCGGCATCGCTGATGTCCAGCATGTCGATGATCGAGTGCTGCGTCGTCTGCAGCACCGCGTACATCTCCTTGTAGAACTGGCGCACCTTCACGTACTGCTCTTGCGCGCCCGGGAACTTGCCCAGCGCGTCCCACGCATCCCACACCGCGTTGATCTTGTCGGTGCGGCGCTTCAGCACCCCCGTGGCCACGCCCTTGGTCGTGTACTTCGGGTCGGCCAGCTTGGCGGCGTAGCGCTTCATGACGGGGTCGTTGACCAGCGCGTCCGCGCGCGACGTGAAGTCGTGCACGCTATGGCGGTTGATGCGGGCAGTGGTGGTCATCGCGTGAAAGGCTTTCATGCCCTGCACGCCGATCTTGTTCTTGACCTTCTGGAACGCTGCGACCTTGCGGCTCATCGCCTTGCGCATCTGCGTCGCCATCGCGCGCTGCTTCTCGTGCAAGACTGTGATGCGGTCGAGCACCGCGCCGGCAGGCTTCGACAGCCGGCGCACCATCTCCTTGATCTCGGAGGTCGTCGTGAACGGCACGCGCGCCTGATATTGCCGGGTCGTGAAGCCGCTCACGCGCGCCTTGTTCATGTCGCTGCCTAGGTCGATCCAGCCCTTGGCTGCGCCCGTGAACCCCTGCCGGAACTCCTCGGCGTCGCTCGCCTGTTGCGCGCGCTGCGTGCCACGATTGATCTGCTGCACCGCTGTAGCTACGTCACCCGGCGCCGCGTCATTCGCCTCCTTCAGCAGTTCCGCCGGCGCGTTGATGAGCTTGGTGCCGGCACCCATCACGCGGTCGAGGATCGGATCGAGGTCGCTGCTGGCGCCCACGAACTTGCGCACCGCCGCGACGACACGGCGCCACAGCGAATGCGGGCCGATCTTCTCCTTGGTGAGATACGCACGCATGCGCGGATCGGTGAACGTCCACGTCAGCAGTTCGTCCGCGTCGGCGAAGGCGTTGTTCTTACCGTCGACGAACTCCTGTTCGAGCTCGGTCAGCGGCGCGCCGCGCGCGATCTTGGCCTGCACATGCGCAGCCACATCCTCGAACGCGCGGATCAGCGCGCGGGCGTTGCGCGCCAGCGGCGTGCCGCGCGCGCCGCCGTTGCGGATATGGTGGATACCCCCCGACGTAACTGCGTGCAGCAACTCGTGCAGCAGCAGCCCGTGCGCCATGCCGGAGCGGCCGGTGACGTCGGCGCCGTGCAGGAACAGCCGGATCGGCGCGCCGCCCAGCGGCGCGTGCACGAGCCCGCGCGACTGCGCCAGCAGGTCGTGGATCGCCAGCGGTGCGCCCTTGGGGAGCTCGTTCTCGCCCAGCACCTTGAAGTCGAACTTGATGCCGGCCTGCTCCATCCGCGCGAGTTGTCGGTACAGGCTCTCGGCGAGCACCCGCGTGGCCTCGTCGGGCGCGTTGTCGGCGGCCCAGCGCGCGGCCTGCCGCATGGTCTTGCCCTGCAGCGCCTCCTGCATCTTCGCGCCGAACGCGGGGTCCGGGTCCTCCGTGCTCTGGCTCGCGGTCGCGCGCCCCGCGCCGCGCGCGGCGAGCATCTCATCCATCACATCGCGAACCCGCGCGACGCGCGCCGTCAGCGCACGCTGATACGCCGTCTCGGCCTTCTTGACCTCGGCCTGCACGGCAGCCTTCGCCTCGGCACCCTTGGTGCTGTTGGCCTTCTCGTAGGCAGCGTTGAGGTTGCGCTGCGCGAGTTCCTGCTCCTCCAGCGCGGTGCGTACGTCGCCGGTGAACTTGGCGCGGTCCTCCTTGGTCTCCGGCGTGCGCAGCAACTCGTGCAGCCGCCGCACCTCGCCAGCTTCGAGCTTGCGGTTCGTGCGGTGGGCCGCGATCTCCGTGCCCAACTCCTGCTGCGCCAGCATGCCGGCGGCGGTGGCCTTCTTCTTGGCACCCATCGCCTTGCCCTGTGAACCCTTGTTCACGGCCTTGGGCTTCTCGGGCTCCTCCTCGGGCGGCGCCGTGGTCTCGACGTCGCCAACTTTCTTCCCCGCAGCAGCCTCAGCCTCGGCCGCGTCGAACGCCGCCTTGTCCGCGTCCCGCATCCTGCGCATGGCGCTGGCCTGCTCGGTGTGCGCAGCGACGTTGACCACCGCGCGCTCGCGCTTGGCCTCCCGCTCCACCTTGGCCTTCTCCACCTTGGCGGCATGCCTCTGCGCGGCGGTCTGCGACTGCTCGGCGATCCGCGCGCGCTCCTGCTCGATAGGCTCACCACCGAACTGCAGGCGATAGTCGACGTCCTTGATACCCTGCGTGACGCGCACGACGCCGACGTGCTCGCCATTGTCGAGCGCCATCATGCTCGCACGGTCACCCTCGCCGAACCCCACGACCTGATGCGGGACACCGTTGATGCGGAGCACGACCTGCTCGGCGGGCTCCCCGCCGAGTGCCCGCGCCACCTCCTGACGCACCTGACTGTTCGCCGCCGCGCGCTCGGGCGTGGTCTTGGCGTTGAAGTCCTTGGGCTTGATCTCCAGCCGCGCCTCGGGGACCGGCGGCGCTTCCTCGACGGGCGCTTCCTCCTCGACCGGGGCTGCTTCCTCCTCGATCTTACCAGCAGTAAGGGGTGGCTCAGCCGCCTCCGCGAGCGCCGCCTGCATCACTTCGGGGTTGGGCTCGGATGGCGCCAATTCCGGCGCCTCGGCCTGCACAGGCGCTGCCTCGGGCTCGGAGGGTAGTTCGGTGACCTCCGGCGCTGCAGGGGCCTCCTGAGGCTCCTCAGCCGTTTCGGTGTACTCGACAGTATGCGTCTTGCCTGCGGACGGGAAGGCGACCTTGCTGACGTTCAGCTTCACCTTCGGGTTCGCGAACTTGATCGTGCCGTTGTCGGCGATGTCCAGCACATCATGCAGCTTGCCGCCCACCTCGATGCGCAGGGTGCCGCCGATCAGGGCGCCCTGAAGTTCTCCAAGCACACCCTCCTTGTCGGCATGCCCTTCCTGCGTGCTGGGATACAGCTTCATGAGATCGGCATGCGTCAGCACCTGCGGCGCGGGCGCGGCGGGCTCGGGCAGGGGCTCCGGTGCTGGCGTCGGCTCGGGCTCGGGTACGGCAGCAGCCTTGCGGGCGCGCGGCGGCTTGGCTGGTACGGGCGCAGCGACAGGCGTCGGCTCGACTTCGGGCAGCGCCTGCTGTGATAGCACCTCCGCGACGCTAGGCTCTCCCTCGACGACATTCGGGGAGGGGGTGCGTGCCTCTGGCGCCGGGGCAGCGGCGATGGGCTCCAGCGGCGGGGGGACCTCGGCAACCGGCGGTGCTTCCAGCATCTCGGCGGCGACCGGGGCGACTGGCTTCTGCTTGCCGCGCTTCTTGACCACGGGCTGCTCGACAGGCGCTTCCTGCTCCTGCTGCGTGATCGGCGGCGGGGGTGCTTCCTTGAGCCGCGCGCCGGCCTGCACGCCGTGGCGCTGGAGGAACTTGTCCAATGTCGAACCGGCCTCGAACGTGCCGGCCGCGCTCTGGCGCTCGTACTCGGCATTGGCCGCGTCGATGGCCTCGACGGGCACGGCGCCCACCTTCTTGCGCATGTTCGCCTTGACGAGCGCGGAGGCCGTCTCGGGCGTCGACATGACATGCGGCGCGACCGGCGGCCCGCCCGTCACTGTCGCCGGGTTGGTGAGAGGCCCGTTAATACCGGGGGCTTGCCCCGGGTCGGGCTGGACCGTCTGCGCGGTCGGCGGCGCCTCACCTGTCGTATAGGTCGGTGGCGCGGCGGCCTGCGTGCCACCAGTCATCTGCATGATGGCGTTGCGCGCGGTGTCCTGATCGAACCCGTGCGCCTGCGCGAACGCCGTGACCTTCTCCTCGAACTCCGGCCCCTGCAGCGGCTGGTCACCCGCGACGTGCGCGGTCATAGCGTCGGCAGCCTTCTGGCGCTCGATCTCGGCGTTGCGCGCTTCGACGAGCGGCGCGAGCGTAGCAGCAAGCGGCTCGTGCGGCTCCTCGCCCTCGGCCGGCGCCGGGCGGCGCTTCTCCAGTTCTTCGAGCGTCGTGCGGAACGGCTGACCACTGGGGGCGCGCGCGATGACCTCGCCCTTTTCGGTCGGCGCGCTGAGGATGTCGAACGGCTGGACGACGGTCTCGCCCTTGATCTTGCGCTCGACCTCGACGGTATGCAGCGCCGGCGCCTCGCCGAACTGCTTGCGCGCGCCAGCAGCACTGTATGCTGTAGCGCCGTGCGCGACCGTGCCGAACACGCCACCACCCAGAATACCTGCGAGACCTGCCTCAGCCGACTCCATCAGCGACTGCTTGGTCAGCGGATTGGTGTGCCCAGCGCCTTGCTCGATGACGTTCTGGAGAACCTCGGTGACGCCCTCCTCGGCGCCGGTCTTGGCGATGTGCTTGAGCGCCGCGCCCATGCCCTTCTCAAAAATCTCGAACGCCGCATGCTTGCCCAAGCCGGCTGCCTGCCCGCCCAGACCCGTGTACATATCGAACGCGGTGCTCGCCGCCGCGCCGGCAAGGGCCGTCAGCGGATCGTCGACACCCTGCGCCTTCTGGCGCTCCTTGATACCCGAATAGGACTGCGGGCCGCTGGCGAGCCCCATCACCGCCATTGCAGCGTAGGGGTTCTTGGTCAGTAGCGCCGTGCCGGCAGCCGCGACTGTTGCAGGCGCGCCCTCGGCGGCGGTCTCGGCGATGGATGCCAGCCCGCCCATGAAGCCTTGGGAGTGCGCCCAGTCGGGCGTGGCACGCTGGCCTGCCCAGTCGGTGATGCCCTTGTCCGCACCGCGCAGCGCCTCGGCGGCGGGCGCGACCATCTTCTTGGCTTCCTCGGCGCTGTAGCCGACGAGCCTCGGTGCATCCTCCAGCGGGGTCGCCAGCCCGCCGATGATGTGTCCGACACCGCGCGTGAACGCACTGCCGAGAATGGCCGGCATGCTGCGCTCGGCTGGCGCAGCTTCGCGCGGCTGGAGCAGCTGCTTGGTGTCGTAACCACCAGCATGCAGGCGCTCCAGCAAGTCTTCCTTCGTCGTGCCAGCCGGCACGTTGTGGACGACAAAGCCGCTAGGCATTGTGACGTCGGGCATGGCCTATTTTGTCCGGCTCGGCAGGGCATCGTAGCTCACGCCGTTGGACTTGCTCGGCACTACGGGGCCACCGCCACCGCCCGGCAGAGTGCCCCGGACCCTTTCAGCAACAGCTGCCTTCAACGGATCAGGCGGCGTGGGCGCGTACTTGAGCCCCAGCACTTCGCGGTAGTACGGTGCGAGCTTGGGGTCTCGCAGTCCGTCGACGATCTTCTCGATCTCGATCTTCTTGCCCGCACCGCCGCCAGCACTGATGCCCGCAGCGCGTGCCGAACCGGCATTCGCGAGCGCCTGCTCCTTGAGGCGCCCCTCGATCTGCATCTTCGTGATTTCCTTGTCGCTGGCGATCTTAGCCGCAGCTTCCTCGCCGCGCTGCTGGATTGCCTGCAGATTGGCCGCGACCGTGATGTCCTTGTCCCACATATTCACCATCATATTGATCTTGTCAGTGGCCTCCTTGCGGGTGCTGCCCTCCACCTCCATCAGGCCCTTGATCGCGTCGCGCTTGGCGGCCTTGCGCTCCTTGGACGACGAAGAGATACCCGGCAGCGCGCTCTGGATCGCGGTGCCCAGCGCCATCAGGAACGGTCCCTGCGTGGTCGCCAGCGTGGTGCCGATCTGGCCCAGCGCCATCCACATATCCTGCTGACGCGACTTCTTCTGCGACGCCGGGCCGAGTTCGTCCTTCAGGGACTGCGCGTACGCATCCCGCGCCTCGTGCGGCTGATCACCATACAGCTGCTCGACCATCGGCTTGTACTTCATCAGCGCGTTCGCATCGAGCATCGACGTGACCGGGCTGGTGGGCGCGGCCGGGGGCGGCGCGCCGGCGCCAGCACCGGCTGGAAGCGCTGCGAGGCCCATCGGCACGGGCGGCGCGCCGCCCGTCATGCCTGCTGCCGTAGCCATCACAGGGTTCGGCTGCTCCTCACCGTTGATACCACCACCACCTATGAACGACACCATGCCGCCGCCAGCGAAGCCGCCGTTGCCGGGCTCGTCGTACATGCTGTCGGGGATCGGCAGCGCGTCGATACCGCCACCCATCGCCATGCCCGGTGGAAGTCCGCCCGGGGGCGGTCCCATGGGCGGCGGCCCCATCGGGGGCGGCATGCCCATGCCCGGCGGGGGACCGCCGGGAGGACCGCCGGGGGGAGGACCCATCATCCCCGGCGGGGGTCCGCCGGGGGGAGGCCCGCCCGCGCCCGGTGGCGGCCCGCCCGGAGGGGGGCCACCCGCGCCGGGAGGTGGTGCACCGGGCGGGGGGCCGGGAGGTGCGAACACCTGCTGCGCGATACTCGGCATGCCTTGCTGCTGCGGCGGGGCACGCATTTTGTCGATGAACATGCCCGCCATCACGGCAGCGGTCGGGTCGACAACGCCCAGCTGCGCCGCGTGCATGATCTTCTGCTTGTCGCCTCCGTACTCGGAGGCGATCTTCTCCGGGGCTTGGAGCATGTACGGCTTCATGGCTTAGCCCCCCTGCATCATCTTGTAGGCACTGAGCGCGCCGAGCCCGGTGCCGAGGATTTGTGAACCGATGGACGGGTTCTTCGACAGGCCCGTCTCCACCGTGTTGGGCGCCACCGGCACGCCGCGCAGCACGCTGCTGTACTGCTGCAGCATTTCCAGCGGGTAGCCCTGCTGGCGCAGGTAGTCCTGATACTGCTGATCGAGGTACTGCTGCTGCATCTGCTGGTCGAGCGTGGCCGTCTGCAGCTGCTTGTCGCGCAGCGTCTGGTCGGTCTGGAACTGGCCCTGCCCGAGGTTGGCGAGCGTCTGTGCCATGTTCCCGGCCTGATTGTAGCCGGCGAGCGCATTCGACGCGCCGAACTGGCGCGACTGCTCGTTCGACTGCTGTGCCGTCTGGTACGCACCCTGATTGGCGAGCGCGGCCTTCATCGCCTGATCGGCGTTGAGCCCCTGTGTCTGGAGCTTGGCGGCGAGGTTCTGCACCGTGGCCTGCTGGCGCGCGTCGAGGTTGGCGAGCGCCATCTTCGAGCCGGTGTCGACCTTCAACTGCTGCGCCTGATTGGCCGACGCAAGGTTCTGAACCCCGGCCTGCTGCTGGTTGCCGAGATTGGCCAGCGCGATCTGCATCGCCTGATCCGCGCCAAGGCCCTGCGTCTGGAGCCGCGAGGCGAGGTTCTGGACGTTGGCCTGCTGCGCGTTCGACAGATTGGCCAGCGCCTGCTGCGAGCCGATGTTGGCACCCAGCTGCTGCGTCTGGAGCATCGAGGCGAGGTTCTGCTGACCGGCCGTGTTCTGGGACGACTGGTTGGCCAGCGCGATCTGCATCGCCTGATCCGCGCCAAGGCCCTGCGTCTGAAGCTGGGACGCAAGGTTCTGGACGTTGGCCTGCTGCTCGCTCGACAGGTTCGCCAGCGCCTGCTGCGAGCCGATGTTGGCGCCCAGTTGCTGCGTCTGCAGCTGCGAGGCGAGGTTCTGCTGGCCAGCGGTGTTCTGGGACTGCTGGTTCGACATTGCCACCTGCAGCGCCTGATCGGCACTGAGGCCCTGCGTCTGGAGCTTGGCGGCGAGGTTCTGGACATTCGCCTGCTGCGCACTCGACAGGTTCGCCAGCGACTGCTGCGCGCCGATGTTGGCACCCAGCGACTGGATACCCAGCTGAGCCTGCTGATTGGCGAGGTTGGTCTGCTGCCGGTTGGCGGTGTTCGACAACGCAACCTGCATCGCCTGATCGGCGCTGAGACCCTGCGTCTGCAGCTGCGCGGCGAGGTTCTGCGTGTTCGCCTGCTGCTGGCTGTTGAGGTTCGCGAGCGCGGCCTGCTGGCCGGTCGTGGTGCGCAACTGCTGGCTCGTCAGCAGGGACTGGAGGTTGGTCTTGCCGACGTCGGTCGTGGCCGAGCGGTCGCGCTCGAACTGCTGCTGCGCGTTCTCGTACGCAGACTGCAGGCCCTTGGTCTGGATGTCGCTAAGGTTCTGGCCCAGCGCCTGCTCGCGGTTGAGCGTGGCCAGCAGCTGACGGCTGCCGCCATAGGTGCCCTGCCGCGCCGCGCCCATGTCGGTGTTCAGCTGCGTGAGCTTGGCATCCTTGGCCGTCTCGCGCTTGGCGATGTCGGTCACCGCCTGCTGGTACGGCGACATATACTGGTCGGCCTGCGCCTTCCCGAACTGCGCCGGCCCCGCCATCGTCAGGTCCTTGACGACAGGGTTGCCGGTCTTCGGGTCCAGCTGCGCGGCCTGCATCTGGTAGTTCTGGAGGTCGGGCTTGTAGTTGGTCTGCGCCGCCTCGGCGTTGTATTGCTGCAGCTTCGGATCGAAGTTGGCCTGCGCCGCGTCCATCTGAAAATTCTGCAGGTCCGGGCGATAATTGTTCATCGCCGCGTTCATGGAATATTGCTGCAGGTTCGGGTCGTAGTTCGACTTCGCCGCACCCATGAGGTACTGCTGCAGCTGGGGGCTGTAATTCGCCTGCGCGCCCTGCATCTGATAATTCTGCAGGTTCGGGTCATAGTTGCCCTGTGCGGCCTGCATCTGCTGGTCGTACAGCTGGGGCTGATACCCCGACTGCGCCGCCGTCATGCCAAACTGCTGGACGTTCGGGTCGTAACCCGACTGCGCCGCGCCGGTGCCCCGGTCGGCCGCGTTCGGATTGAACTGCTGCTGATACCCCTGCGAATAAGCACCCGCCTGCGACTGCTGCGCGCCGCCGGCCTGTTGCCCGCCTTTGCCGCCGGGACTGCCCTGCGACTGCTGGCCGCCACCACCGCCACCCTGCAACAGCTGCGTGTATGCGTCCGCCTGCTGCTGGCCGAAGCCGCCGCCCATCTGAGGTGCGCCACCCCCGCCGCCCATCTGCGGCGCCTGATATTGCTGCGGGTTGATCTGCTGATAATTGAACTGGCCCGGCTGGTACTGCGCGCTCTGCAGCGAGCCGATGCCAGCCGCCGTCGCGAGGTCCGTGCCCGTCTGATACTGGCTCGGCCCCTGCGCGTTCATCTGGTTGTTCATCGCCCACTGCTGCGCGGGCGTGAAATCGGCGATGCGCTGGCCGCCATAGGGCTGGTAGGTCGAGCCGAGGGTCATCCCCTGCGCGCTCGACATCATGCTGTTGAAGTAGGGCGCAGCATAGTCAGGGAGACTGGACGTCTCCGTCTTGACGTACTGGGTAGTGGGTTTGCTGCTACCGCCGCCCATTGATCATCTCCAATTCGAGCTCCGGCGCGTCGACGTCCGGCGTCTCCAGCGGAATTTCAAAGGTGTGCCAGAGGAGCTTGTGGCCCTCGGTCTCGAAAATCTTGGACCAGCCGGGGCGGCCAACACTCTCGATGCGGTCGCAGTCGTGATCCTTCGCCCACGCCCGCAGGGTGTTGAGCATCAGATGGCTCCACTCGCGCAGCCGTTCGCCGCCCGTGAACGTCACCGTCAGCACCTTGCAACGTGGGTACTCAGTGAAGAAGGTCGTCGTGACCCCTACCACGTCCTGCCCCTCGAAAGCGATCCACAGCTGGTACATGCCGTCGACCACGTTCTCCAGCACGTCCTCCGTGGTGAAGCGGCCGCCCGAGTGCTCGACGGCGCGCGCGATATGCCCGCGCACCTTGGGCCAGACCTGTACGCCGTACTCGGCCGGAACGAGGGAAACCTGCATGCTCACAGCCGCACCTTCTCCCCGCTACGGGTGCGCATGCGCGCCGTCTGCGCCGCCTTCATCATGGCATCGAGCTTGGCCTTGCCGCCGAGCTTGGCGACCGCCTTGGGCGGGAAATAGACTTCGCCGTTGGCGACGCGCGCCTCGTGCTGGCCGTCGATCTTCGCCTTGATGCTGTCGCTGACACCGTCGCCCTTACCCTTGATCGGGCGGCCGCCCATCTTGCGCAGCACCTTCTGGCCAGCGTCGGTGCTGCCGTTGCCGTATGTAGCTACATCGAATGCCGGCAGGATGTGACCACCGCTCTCAAGGCTGACGATACCGCCGCCCTTGGCGCCGCGCCGCGTCATGACGGGGAGACGCTGCGCGGGGATTGACTGCATACCGTTGGCGGTCGGCACGCGCGAGCCCGACACGAACTGGCCGGTGCCTGCGAGCGGGTTCGACGCGGCCGGGACGGCATAGGTCGTGTTGCCCACCGAGACGCGCTCGCTCGAATTGGGGTTGCTCGAAATGGTCTCGGGCGTCGGCGCCACACCGGGGATCGGCGTCGGCCCCACGACAGGCGCGGGATTGGCGACCGCTCCGTTGGCTGCCGTCAGACCCGTCCCGCCGCGCGCGGCGTCGATCAGGTTGCGGACAGTCTCGGGCGTGTACGCCGGAGCCGCCGGCGCGACAGGCTTGGGTGCCGCCGCCGGACCACGCTCGCTGCTATCGAAGGCCCCGCGCGAGATGACGTTCGGCGCAGCGCCCGACATGCTCATGGTCGGTGCGTTCACCACTGGTGCTGGCATCGCGCCGCCCTCGGCGAAATTCCACTTCGGGTCTTTCCAGACCGACGACTTGTTCTGGTAATCGGCGAGCGCCTTCTGGAGCGTCTCGTTCGTCCCCGCGCCGCCGGCCGGAATGACCCCCGGCTGCGGGTTGACGACGTCGAAATACTGCTTCTCGCGACTGTCGAGTGGCGCGCGCGAGATCACCGGCGGAGGAGCCAGTGCATTGCCTGCACCCCCAGCTGGCGGCGTCCCGCCGAGCGACGGCAGACCCCCGGTCTTACCGAACGTAAGATCGCCCCCTTTATAGTCCTTGTCGAAGATCGAGGTGCGCGGCGCCTGCGTGTACGGACCTGCGTAATCCGACTTCTTGTCTCCCTCCGGCACCTTGTACTCACCCGGCTGCATCGCGCTGGAGACGCTCTGCAGCACACCGGCGCCCGCCAGCATCGGGGCCATGCCACCGATCTTGGACAGGATGCCTGTCTTGGGGATGCCCTCGCGCGCGGCGTTGGAGAACTGCTGGAGCCCCGTCTTGAAGGTGTTGGTGAGGCCGCCGGTGAGCCCGCCAGCGCCCTGCGCGGCTGCCTGCGTCGCAACTGGTGCGGCAGCAGAGGCGACCGTGGGTGCAGCTGCTGCACCCGCGCCGCCCGCCGCGCCAGCCATTTCGGCGACGCCTGCTGCGTGCGCCGCTGCTGCATCGACAGCACCCGTCGCCGCGCCCGCCGCGCCCTGTGCACCGAGCGAGGGCAAGCCCGCGCCCAGCGAGGAGCCCGCCGCACTCGCCCCAGCCGCCGCGCCCGCCGCGCCGGTCGCCGCAGGGAGCAGCGCGCCCGCGAGGCTCGCACCACCGAATGCCTGCAGGCCCGCCATGAGCCCCTTGCCGAGGTCGCCGGTGAGCGCCGTCTGGCCGGCGGCCACGAGGCCCGCCGACAAGAGCGGCCCGACGCCCGGGATGAAGTTGAGGCCGATACCGATCAGCGTAGGGAGCAAGTTGCCCAGCCAGCCCATCTCGGTCAGGCCGGTGTCCGGGTTGGTCGAGAGGTCCCCGCCAAAGCGCTGTGCGAGCCCGCGCAGGCTGTTCACCTCCTCCGAGGTCATATGGACCAGCTGGCTGTCCTGTCCACGCCCTAGGCCCTGCACCTGCGCCGCCTGAGGGGCAGCAGGGGGCATGTACGACGACGAGGTCGGCGCCTGTGGCTGGAAGTGCGCGCCGCCGGCCGGCGTGTACGGCATCTGGCCGGGGGTCGGGTTACCGACGAGTGCTTGCATGTCCTAGGCCCTCATGCCGAAGTGACCGTTTCCCAAGTCGCCCCGTTGTAGAGGCACAGTTTCTTGAGCGTCTTGTCGTAGATGATGGTCCCCTCCCTTACACCGGTAAGGAGGAGTTTGTCTGCGGTCGTGTAGCCGGTCGTGACGTACGAAACGGCCGTGTATTTCTCGGCGTGGTTCGGCGTGTCCGACTCCAGCTGGGAGAAGTAAACTTCGAGCACGCGGATCATCTGACGCGCCCATGTCGCGTCCCAGATGGGGGGCGGGTTGGGCAGCGGCGCCGGCTGGAATTTGTCGAGTGCCATCAGCGCTTCCCGTCCGCGCGCGCCTCGATGCGCGGCGAGCCCAAGGCCCACTGCACGCCGAGGTTCTCCGACTTGATCTGGAATGCCATCTGGCGCGCGCGGGCGCGCATGAACACCTGCTCGGTGTAGAGCCCGACGTCGCTGTCGAACACCACCGCCTGCGTGTCCGCCGGGTCGCTGAAGCGCGCGCTGCCGGGGAAGTTGCGCGAGTACATGGTGATGGTCACGACAGGATTGCCGTGGGTGTGCGGGTCGGGGATCACGTCCGCATTGACCAGCGAGTGCGAGAAGTCGACGTCGGGGATCAGCCGCTTGAGCAGCATGTAGTGCTCGCCGTCTTCGAGGTCGAAGTCGTTTGACCGGATGTACGAGACCATCGGCTCGCCATCGTCGTCGAGCCCGATCTCGTGCTGGTAGAGCATGCCGGCATTGGTGTCGGTCGGCGTGTTGCACGCCAGCGGGTCGGGGTGCAGCGCCGTGTCGAGCCACGCGGTGCGCGGCAGCATGCCGTAATACCAGACCTGATCGAGGTGGTTATAGACGACGTAGCTGTCGTTGTAGTCCGAGTTGGCGCTGGGGTAGAACCACCAGACCTCGTTCCACTCCTCGTTGGTGCCGCAGATGATCTGATCGGCTTGGTAGCGGTTGATGTTCTGGAAGACGTGCTTGCGCAGCGTGCACGGCAGGGTCTCGACCCGGCCGGTGTAGGCGTAGAACTTGTCCTTCCCCATCCAGAAAGTGACGTTGGACGCCGAGATGCAGGCGCGCGGGCTGATGATCGAGATGTTGTCCGAATACTCCTGCAGGCCGTACACATCGGTCGTGCCGAGGAACTGCAACGTGTAGAGCGTGGTGTCGGTCCACACGAGAATTTCCTGCCGGGTCGGCAGCGCACGCACGATGCGCGAGCCGCGCGACAGGCGGATGTCGCCGGCGGTGTTCGTCACCTCTGGGAACCACTGGCCGGGCGTGTCCTGATCGCTCCAGCGGATCAGCAGCGGGTCGAAGTCGGCCGGGTCGGTGAAGCCGAACGGCACCGCGCCGAACGCGATCAGGTGCTTGTCCTGCTGCGACACCAGCAGCTGCATGATCTTGATCGGCACGGCGGTGGGGTCGAAGCCCTGCGCGGCTGCATAGTCGACCAGCCGGATCGCCTTGGTCGCGAGCGCGACGTCGGGCACCGACAGGATGCCGCGCTCCCACCAATAGCCCTCGCCGTTGCGGATATTCATGACGAGGTCGTTGTCGAAATTGTCAAACCACCAGTCGCGCAGCGGCAGGTAGATCGGCGTGGTCGTGCCCGAGCCCCACGCGCCGCGACCCCATGTCCCTGTGCCCCAGCCATAGCCGGCCGTGGTGATGGCATAGCCCGGCGCGATCTCGAAGCTGACCGTGATGCCCGCGCCGCCGGCGGCCGCGACTGTCGCGGTCGCCGTGGTCAGCGACTGTATCGAGAACTTGAAGTTGTCGATCTTGGTGATCTGGTGGTTGCCGTTGATCTCCGCAGACAGGATGCCGCCGATAGGGCCGACGACACCGGAAATCTGCACGTAGCTACCGGTCTCCGCCTCGTGCACTACCGCGCCAAAGTTGAAGACGACGGTCGTGGTGCCGATGGTGGTGCTGACCGAGTTGGTGGTGGTCGGCGCGATGAACGTCGGGTCGACCGTGCGCAGCGGCGTGATGTCGAACAGGTTGCCCGCGACCTCGATATAGACCTTCACATTGGTCCCGATGGCCGTGAGATTATCCTGAAACGTGGTCACCCAGTTCCACATCTGCCGGCAGTAGCCGATGAACGACGCGCTCAGCGCGTGCTGCCACCCGCCGAGCTTCTCGGGGAAGCCGGAGCGGAAGCGGATTTTGTCGCACTCCCACCATCCGCCCTCGCCCGAGTAATCGGTGGTGTCGCGGTTCACGCCCGGCTTGAACTGGAGCTTGATGAACGCCACGAGTGACCTCGCTTACGAGAAGACCCCGGTGTCGACGAACGTCGTCACGAACGCGAGCGCGCCCGCGCTGTCAGGCGCCGCCACCGTGTAGCCGGTCTGGAACACGGTCTGCCCGCTGACCGGGTCGACGAAGATGCGCTGGCCCTGCACATCGAAGCCAATAGCCAGCCCGGTGACCGTGACCGTGCGCCGCTCGATGTTGTCGGCGATGATCTGGTCAAATTCTTCCTGCGTCATGGAAATTCTCCTAGGTGATACCAACACCGCTAATGAACCACACGTCGGCCTGCGTTACCCGAACGATCTTAGCGTACGCTTGAATGGCGAACGTGCGCGTTCCACCGGCAGAGGACCCCGAGCCGGCCCAAAAGATCGTGACACCCGGCGCGCCCTCGATTGTCCCGACACCGGGCCAGCAGTAGAACTCAATCGTGCTGCCGACCGGCCACGCCACCGACGCTTGGGCCGGGATGACGAACTGGCTCGGCGCGCCGCCGTTGACTTGGATCAGTTGGCCACGATGCGCGAGTGTCAGGTTGAACGGCGCGCCGTTCCCACCTGTGACAGGCTGGTCGCGCAGCCATAGCTCTTGCCCCACGTACTTCGGCAGGGCGAGGAAGTTGAACCCGGCATTGGACACCTCTGCGGTGAGCACGCCTTGCGCCACGATCCCCATGATACCGGCGGACTTGCGGTAGAGGCCCGTGTTGCTCTCGCTGGTGAAACCCAAACTCGGCACCGCCAAGGTGCCATTCGGCATGTACGTGCTGCCGAGGATGTTCACGGTGGAGCGCAGCGTGGTAATGCCGGTGACGTCGATGACACCGCCAATGCCAACGCTGCCGGTGACATTCAGCGCGCTCGTGGCCGTAACATTGCCAGAGGTATCGATCACTATGCCCTTGTTGGCGGGCTGAGCGATGAGGGTAAGCTGCGTAGCGCCAAGGACAAACGGCGCGTACGCTGCTCCGGAAGCGTTCGTGCTGTCCACGACATTGCCGGAAGCAGCGCTGCTGTAAAAGCGCAGCCGGTTGGTGAGGCCGGTGAACGCTGCCAAGGTGACGTTATCCACACCATTGGCGAACAAACCGTTTACTACGGTAAGCGAGCCCTGCGCCGTCGTGTCGCCAGCGGCGTTGATGTTGATGCCCTTAGCCGGCGTAGACGCTTGCATCTGCAGCGTAGTGCCTTCGAGAACCAACGGCTGCGGTGTGGCGATGGTGTTGTCCACACCTTGAATGATCGTGTACGTCGCGAGCGGGACAATGCGCACGCCTTTGGTGAGCCCAGTCACGACAAAGTTATTCTGGCCATCCGCCGCTGCAGCGACATGGGCAATCCCGAGCGGGTTGGTAGTCCCGACACCGAGGCGCTCGCTGACGACAAGCCGACCGTTGGGCAGCGCGACGCCCGCGAGGCCGTTGCCGACCTGCATCGTGCCAGCGAAGTTGGTGGAGAAGCTGAGGTTCACGCCGTCGCAGAACAGCAGCGCGCCCTTGAGTGAGGGAACCGTCGCCGAGTTACCTGCCCCCGTTGTGACAATGATCGGGTCGGCGCAGTTGTTGAGGACCGTGTACATTTTCGTGATCGCCGGGATCGTCAGCGTGCGCGTCGCGCCTCCCGTCGTACCCGTCAATACGAGCCGCATGTTGCGCGCCGGCTGCGGCGCGTTGCTGTTCGCCAGCGTCAACGTCACGTCCGCGCTCGCGAACACGATGTTCGTCGAACCAGCGAGGGCCTCCTCGATAGCTTCCCAGTTGATGTTGGTGACGTCGCCCCAAGTCGTGTTGTTCTCGCCCGTCGCCATCAGCTGGAGCTTGAGGTCGCTATAGGTGCTCGGCATGGTGCTTCCTCATGTAGGAACGTCAGCCCACGCGGTGGGCGCTGCGTCATTCACGGGGGTCCATAGGGACGGCTGGGTGTCGTCGACCGGCACCCACATACCGGGGGGCGCGGGGGACACCGAGGTCCAGATGGATGTCTGGGTGTCGTCGACAGGCACCCAGTTTGCGGTCTGATTATCGTTGATCATCCCCCATACGAGGGTGCTGCCAACGTAACCAGACGCTTGCACTCCGCTGAGATATACCGTGGCTTTTCCGGAAACGCCAGCGTCTCCGACGCGCGCGGCCGCGCTGACGCCGGTGAGGAAAACCTTGATGCCGAACGCATAGTCCAGCACGCCGATGGCGCCGGCCGCGCCGACGCCCGTGACCGTGACGTTGGCCTTACCGCTGGTAAGAACGTCGCCGATGGCGCCGGCCGCCGACACGCCGGTCAGGGTGGCTGTGGCCTTACCGCTGGTAAGAACCGTGCCAAGCGCGCCCACCGCGCTGACGCCGGTGACCGTGACGCTGGCCTTGGCCGCGACCGTGACGGTGCCGACGCTCCCCAGCATCTGCCCGGGGAAGTCGTCCGTGCCCCACGCACCATCGCCCCAGCTGTCGCGGCCCCAGCCCCAGCCGACGATGATGCCGGCCATTAGCTGATCCGGATGATCGCCGTCGCTGCCGCCGGCGCCGGGAAGATGATTGTGAAATCACCTGCCGTGGCGGTCTTGTCCGACCCGAAGTCGAGCACGGCCACCGCCGGGTTCACGAGCGGCGTGTTTGCGTTCGATTGTGCCGAGGGCGTCGTGTTGTAGATCAGCGCGCCGCGCGCGGTGAGCGTGACATTGGTGAACGTCAGGTCGGTGAAGTCGATGAAGCCCGTGCCGCCCGCAGGCGGCGTGTTCACCGTCGTCACGCCGAGGTTCACCAGCGCGTTGCCGCCCGCGACATAGTTGGTGCCCACGACCTCGTTGACGGCGCTGTAAGCCGCCGTGGAGCTATCGAGCGCCGCCAGTGACGTGTAGAGCGCCAGCTTGAACGTATCGCCCCCCACGGCCCGGAAATCGTGCACGCCGAGCATGATTTCCGCCTTGAAGTTGCTCGTCATGCTTTGCGTGATCGCCATCGGGGCCTCCTAGATTTCGAGGAGCGGGAGCAGCGCTTCGTGCCCCGTCTCGGTGAATTTATAGGCGAGCGTGCGGCGGTCGGCGCGCACCATCTCCTCCATGTAGTGGACGAGCACCCGGCGGATGTTGTCCTCGAACATCTGCGCCTGCTCGCGGATCGGCGCCGGCGCGGTCTCGGCGACCGTGAAGATGCGCTTGAGCGCGCGCTCGGCGATCATCTCCGGCGACGCGCCGCCGCGTGTGGTGGTCTCGATCAGGATCGAGCCCAGCGTGGCTAGTCCTTCGCTCATCGTTGCTTCACCCTGATCTGGCCGGAGCGGTAGCTGTCCTCGCGGTTCTTGCCTTCGCCCAGCTGTTTGAGCAGCACCATCGCGTCGTCGTAGCGCTGCTGATACTGCTTCAGCGTGTCCTCCTCGGACTTCATGAACACCGCCGCCTCGTACAGCGCGCCGTGCAGCAGCGCGCTGGAGAAGTTGGTGCCGAGCCACGAGGTGCCAGCTGTTACAATCGACTGCGGGTAGTAGAAATAATGGAGCTCGAACTCATAGCTGAGGTCGGGCGTCGGCCCCAGCAGGTAGCTGTCCTTGTCGAAGAACGCATAGTGCGTCGGCTTGCCGTTGTCGGTTGGGTCGCGAAACGCCTCGCGGATGAAGTTGACGTCCTTGTTGAGCAGGAAGTCATAGCTCCCGTCGACCGGGTCGACCACCGCCAGCGAAAAGTTCGACAGCCAATCCGAGGGCACCGACAGATACTTGTTCCCAGCGGTGCAGGCGCCCGTGACGTTCTTGCGCAGGTCAAGGATTTGAACAGTGTTATATATCCGCTGCTCGGCCTGCTGGATGAACGTGTTCACCTGCTCGGTCGACGTCAGCCCGACAGCCGCCAGCGTCGTCGGAAAGCTGTTTTCCGCATAGGCCCGGATGGCGTTGGCGAGCTCGTTGTAATCCATCAGTCGCTGTTCTTGCTGTAGTGGATGCCACGGTCAGCCGCGCCGTACCCGCGCATCTTCTTCGTCGCGGTATTGGGCTTCGGGTTCGGATAGCCGCCACCGCCGCTGTCCTTGGGGACCGCGACCTTGACCGGCATTTCCTTGTTGTACTCGTTGACGTCGCTATGCTCAGCCATAATGCCCTCCTATGGCGTGGTCGTGACATCGCCGACAGACGCGGTCCCAGATACACCATCCGGCTCGGGGACGTTAGTCACCACGACGACAGTGCCGATGACACCGAACGCCTCGTTGGACCGCGCGAAGTCGGTCGCGACGAACACGTCGCCGATGGCGCCCTTGCCCTCCAGCACATCCGGCAGGTCGATCAGCCCGAGCACGTTGTTGCGCCCGACCGGGTTCCAGCCCCACTGAATATCGCGGCTGCCGCCCGAGGGGCCGCCAAACGCTTCATCGCTGTTGGACGGCGCGGTCTTGCTGATGCGCAAGCCGGTCATGCCACCCTGCCAGTAGGTGTTGTCCGGACGCGGGTTGCGCAGCGCCTGCGGGTCGTCGACCGGGTACATGCCCAGCATCAGCTGCGGCTGGTCAGGCGTCCAGCACGAGCGGCACGCCAGAATGTTCGTGACCACCAGCTTGACGACGAGCGGCCGCAGCCGCTTGAGCGGATACTGGAAGCCGCACACATCGCAGTTCGCGATGGCCCGCTTGCCGAGCGCGAAGCGGTTGCCAGCCACTAGATGAAATACTGACGCGGCGCGATGCGCAGCGTAGCCTTCTCCCGGTCCTCATCAGCTGCCAGCGCGAACTGCTCGTCGTAAATTTCCTTGAGCGCCGGCGTGCGCTGCGCACCTTCGGGGATTTTCATGGACAAGTAATAGGCGAGGCCCGCGACCATGGCGGGCAGGAAGCGGTACGGCACATCCATCGTCCCCGCGCCGCCGGCAGCATCCTGCATGCGGCGCAGGCGCCAGTAGACGAACGTGTAATAGTTCGGCTGGTCGGGCACCGGCCACACCGTGATCTGTGGCGGCCGCACGCCCTCGACCGGGTACTCGGCCCCGGTCCGGCGGTCGATCCACACCTGAATGGGGCGACCCTGCGAGTTCTTGTTGGGGATCGTCGAATAGGTATCGAGCGAGATGCGCGTGATGTTGAGGTCGCTCTGGTTCTGCCCGTTGAAATTGCGGATGACGTGGTCGACGAGATCGACCGTGTCGAGCGGCAGGTCGTAGGTCGCCTGCCCCTGCACCAGCGGGATCGCACCCTCCGCGAGCGTCCACAGGTTGTAGCCCCGGTTCGACCACTCGATGGTCAGCAGGTTGAGCGAGCGGCGCGCGGTGCGCAGGTCGTAGCCCGAGCGCAGTTCGGCCCCCGCGCGCTCGAAGGCTTCCTCGACGAGCTCGTTCAGATTGAGGTTGAACCCTGTGGTTCCGCTCGTGGTCATTTCTTCTTGTTAAACCCTTTCAACGTCTCTGCGAAGCGTGCCCGCTGGCCGAGCTTCCCCGGTGCCTTGGCGGCCGTCGCGAGCGCCTTGGCGGGGATTTTTTTACCAGCGGGCACTCCCATCTGCGCGTGCAGCGCACCGGGCTTCTTGATCGCAGCCGAAATATCGAGGCTCCCGCCGGCGGCATATCCTTGCGCAAACGGGTTCCCGCCCTTGGGCTTGTCCTGCTTGAACGACGGGTCCTTACCGCCGGTAAGATTGCTCGGTTTGGCCTTACCCTTGACCGGCATCGAGTTCGGATCGCGGTCGGTCGGCTTCGTGCTGCGGACGAACGGATTGGTCTTCTTGCCACCCTTCGTCACGATGCCCATGCCACGCGAACTGCGCATCAGCACTCTCCTAGTTGCCGCGCGCGCCGCCCACCTGAATGATGGTCAGAGCGACCGAGCCGGCGCCCGCCGTCTGGTTGAGCCGGATGCCGAGCACGAAATCCTGCAGCGCGCCAAGCTGGTTCGTCGACGCGCCGACGAGCGTGGCGATGGGGCACGGGAACCACGTCACGCCCGCCGCCGGCGGACGCAGCGGGTTGTCGAGCGTCACCTCGACCGAATAAGTCGCGGCGCCCGTCACGACCGCCTGCAGCGAGACGTTCGGCCAGCCATAGTAATCGTTGGTGGCCGCCGGGCTCGCCTGAACGGCGTTGGTCCTGAGGACTGTCGGTTGCACTAGCGCCTCCCTGCCTTGGTGTGCCCGCGCTTGGCGCAGCCGTCGATGCTGCCGCCCTTCGCATAGCACTTGGCCTTGGTCTTGCCGCGCACCTCGACACCACCGCCCTTGGCGTAATTCGTGGGCGGCGTGAACGCCTTGCGGAGCTCATCATCCACCCGGTCGGATGGGGAGTTGAACTTCTTGGGCGGCGCAGCAGGACCGGACTTGGGTTTGGGCCTCCGGTCGATCTGGATGCCACCCCCGCCCCATGTCGTCGGCGGCTTGGCCGCGTCCGCGAGCATATCGTCCACCCGGTCGGATGGGGAGTTGTACTTCTTGAGCGGCTTCGGCACGGCGGTCGACGACGGCGGAGCACGGCGGTCGATCTGGATACCACCCCCGCCCCACGACGTCGGCGGCTTGGCCGCGTTCGCGAGCGCGTCATCCACCCGGTCGGATGGGGAGTTGAACTTCTTGGGCGGCCCCGCCTTGGCCGGTGGCCCGCTGACCCGCTTGTCGATCTTGATGCCCCCATCGCCGCTCTTGGGCGGCGTGAACGCCTTCGCGAGTTCCGCATCCACCCTGTCGGAAGGCGAACTGAACTTCTTGGCCGCCGCAGGCTTCGGCTTCGACGAGCTCGCCTTGACGTCCTTGACGAGCGCGATCTTCGCCTGATCGACGGGCTCGCCAAACGCCTTGTACCCCGGCGACGGCTTGCCAGCCTTGGGGCCGAGCACCGAGGCATCGGCACCACCAGAGCCCTTGAACGAGGTGCCTGCAGCCGGCTGGGGTTTCGGCTTGGGCTTCGCCTTGGGCGCGTCGGACGCCATGTTGGCCTTGAACTGCTTGCCGTTCCAGCTAAAGTTCGAGCCCTTGCCCTTGCCACCGTCGTAGGCCGCACGGAACGCCTCGGCGAAGGTCTCCTTCTTCGCCGGCGGGTCGTTCTTGACGATGTCGCCCATCCCTTGGTCGGGCTCAGCCATGGCTACCTCCTCAGCAAATCTTGCACTTGGTCTTGCCGCGCTTGGCAACGCCATCGATGGAGCCGCCCTTGGCGAAACCACCGATCTTGCTTGGGCTCGCTTTGGGCTTCAGCTTCGTCGAAGAGAGCGGCTTGCCGCCGGTGGCACCCTTCTTGAACGGCGTGAAACCGCCCTTGTCGCCGCCAGCGCCCTTCTTGAACGGCACGAACCCGCCCTTGCGCATGCCCGGAGGCGGAGGCGGCGCGCCGGCGCCCATCGGGGGCGGCGGAGGCATGCCCGGAGGCCCACCGGGAGGCGGACCACCCGGAGGCCCACCCGGAGGCGGCGCCATGCCGCCCAGCGGAGGCGGAGGGACCGTGCCGGGGGGCATCGGGGGCTTGGGTGGCATCGGGGGCGTCGGAGGCTTCGGAGGACCTCCAGCGGCCGCCATCTCAGGCGGTGGCGCACCCGGCATACCGGGACCGGGAGGCGGGGGCGGCATCGGCATGGAGACGGCTCCTTATGCGTTGGCGAAGGGCGTGATGAACGCCGGGACGCCGATCAGCAGGCCCGTGACGAGCCACTTGTTGGCGGCAACGGCCTTGATGGTGAGGCGCGAGTTGAGCGCGCCGCCCTGCGTGGTGCCGTTGAGATTGATAACGTCGTTGGTGGTGCCGTTCGGCACGAACGTCGTCGGCGAGCCGCCACCGGCCGTGGTCTGCACCTGCCCGATGAAAACGTCGCCGGGGACGTCGGTGAACGCCTTGATCTTGTATCCGCCTGCGTTGACGGTCGTGGCGAACACGATGTCATAGTTGAGGCCGATGTTGGCGTCGGGGCCGGTCGGGATGATCAGCGGCAGGGTCAGGATGCCACCGACGCCCGCATAGTTCACGAACAGCTGGCGACCGCCATAGTCGGCGGCGCTGAGCGCCACGACCGCAGTCGTGATCGGCACGACGCTGTCGGGACCGCTGATGAAGCCTGCGAGCGAGCGGACGGGGCCGCTGAAAGTGGTCTGACCCATGATCGTCTCCTGTGTAGCAGCACATCCCCACGCCGTCTCTGCTACGTCCGCTAGGGCGGTCGGCGCGGGTATTACCCTAGATCAAACATGCACACCCAGCGAAGGCAGGCTGCGCAGCAACCAGATCAGTACGGCGACGATGACGATGACGTAAATAATCGTCTTCACCGTCGCATCGATGGGGACCAGCTGCAGCAAGTACAGCACGGCCCCTACGATAACGAGGACGATGAGCAGCGGGATCAGTGACATGGTGCTTCTCCAACACCCCCCGGTGCCCTAACGCCCATCAGGCCCCGGCAGAGCCGTACATGCCGAGCGGATCGCTCCAGCCGAAGCTGTAGCGCTCGCGGCTCTTGTAGCGCACGTTGCCGGTGTCGAAGTCGCCGTCCATCGAGTTGGCGAGCGGCACGCGGTTGAAGTGCTTGAGCCCGTTCGGCACGTCCGTCGTCAGGAACCAAGCGTCCGGATCGGTGAGGAAGTGGTTGATGGCATAGCCACCCGGGATCGAGCCGTTGTTCTTCAGCGCGTTGATGTCGTTGTCGGCGGTTCCGACGCGCTGCTCGGTTTCGAGCAGCCGGGTCGCGACGAACATCAGGCTCGGCGGAAGGATCAGCTTCTTCGGCTTGGCCGCGATCAGCAGCCCGCGCTCGTCGGTCCAGCCAGCGATCTGGATGACCGCCGCTTCGAGCGACGTCTCGTTGAGGTCGGCCGGCACGGTCGGGATGTTGGCGTTCACGCCACCGCCCACGAGCGGGTGCGCGGACGAGAACAGCGGAACCGCGTCGCCGCCCGGGTAGAGCGGGTCGAAGCCGTTGTTGAGGACAGCCGCCGCCTTGGTCTGCTTGGTGTACGACATCGCGCGCGCCAGCGCCTTGGTATAGCGCGACGACAGCGTGTCGTAGAGATTGTCCTCGATGGCCTCCTCCGTGAGGGAGAAACCGAGAGCAATCGTCTCGTGGTTGTAGCGGGCGGTGAAGGCTTCCTGCGCGTTGTCATACGCGATGGCAGAGCCTTCGTTTTTGACCGGCGCAGCCGAGAAGCCCGACAGCTTGGTCTCCTCCTCGAAGGAACGCTCGGAGCTCTCCGTCTCGAAGATTTCCTTATGCTCCTCGCCGTAGCGCTTGTATTCGAGACCGAACAGCGCGTTGAGGCCGGGGAGCAGTTCCTTGAGCAGTTGTGCGCGAGAAATCGCCATGGATCAGACTCCTTGAAACGCCGATCAGACGCCGAGCGGGTTGTTGTACTGGTGCATGCCGGCGTTGAACTTGCAGATCACCTCGGTGAAATTGCCCGGGGTGGCCTGCGTCTCAAGCACGACATCGACGACGCGCAGCGGCAGCGTCGCGGCGACCGCGACACCGGGGCCATTGATGCCGACCTGCGAGTTGCCGGTGGCAAGATTGACCGCATTCTGGAGGACGCCGGCGTTCTTGCCGATGGCCGAGCGCGTGACCGAGCCAACGGTGACACCCGCAGACAGCACCGCGACCTTGAACAGGATGTCCGGGTCATCGGCGACATAGGCGCGGATGTCGGCGGCGACGGTGCCCGCCGGGAACGACTGGCGGAAGGTCTTGCCAAACACCGGGTCGGTGTACGAGCAGCCGAGGAAGATGCCGACCGGCGTCGCCGTGACGGTGCCGACGTCCTTCTCGACATTACCGGCGACGATCTTGACGATGTCGCCGAACCCGATAGTCACGCCATAGGCCGAAGCGATGGCGAAGTGCCGCACGGCACCCGCGAACACCTGCCCGCCGATCAGGTTGATCGGGATCAGACCGTAGGGGCCGTTCACAGTGGGGTATGCCATAGTTAAGCTCCTCGCTTACACGCCAGTGCCGAACGTCGTCTTGGTCTTCTTCTCGCGAAAAAGAGGCATCCGAGGGTCGTTCTCGCGCATGAAATTGCTGTCGACCGACTCCATCTGGTCCTTGGTGCGGTTCGCGTAATAGGCCGCGCGCTGCGCCGTGAACTCGGTGGGGATTTTGCAGAGCAACAGCCCACCGACCTCGATGTTGTCCTTGAACCGGCTGTCGGGATCGATCAGCAGCTTGAACTGCGGCTGATCCTCGATGCGGACCGGCTCATAGCCCTCGCGCAACTTGCCGGAGATATTGCGCGGGTCGTTCTGTCCATAGGACGAGACGCGCACCCAGCGCAGATTATACCCCGGCATCGGCTCGGGCTCGGGGAGCGTGGACGCAGGCTGCCAGACCTTGGGGCGCTCACGCTGCTCGCGCGTGTCGTGCGCGCGGGGGATGCGTCCTTCGGTCATGCCTTCTGCTCCAACTTGACTAGCTCCCTAGCGTATTCTTCATTGGTCAGCCCGAACTTGCGAGCGAGCGCGACCTGCGACTTGGTGAGGGTGATGCGCTTGGGGGCTTTGCTGCGAGAGGCAGGAGCCACGACCACTGCGCCGGGCTTGGAGCGGGGAGCGGGCTCGTCTTCCTCGTCCGAGAACTGCTCGGGGAAGCGCTTCCGCATGGTCTTGTCGACCGTGCTCCAATATTCGTCGGTGCCGGCGTAGGCCGTACCCCGTTCGTTGATCAGCCTCTGATGGAGGCCCAACGCGGCAGCGGTCATCTCCGGATCGTTGCCATACCACGTATTGCGTTCTTGCCACGCAGTGGCTTTGACATCGGGGCGAACCGGCTGCTGGTACTGCTGTACCTCTTCATTTTCGACTTGTACAGTAGGGACGAAACTTTCCGTCTGCTGCTTGCGCATCGTCGCAGCCGTGAGCTTCTTGCTCGCTTCGACCATCTTATCGGTGTCGCCGGCGTCAAACGCCTCGCGGTACTCGCGCTCGGCCAGCGTGAGGTCGGCACCGGCCGACTGCTGGAACGAGGTGATGAGGGTGCGCTCGCCGTTGGCCAGCGTCTGCTTCAGGCGGCGATTTTCCTCCAGCAGGCGCTGCGCGGCGCTCACGGCCTCGTTATTCTCGCGCTCGATGCGCTCTTTGGCGCGGCGCTCGTCATGGTAAATGCGCTTCGCCTGCTTCAGGCGCTGCTTAACTTTCTCGGAATACTCCTCGAACTCGTCGGCATCGAGGTCGTCGACGATCTCCTTGGGCATCTCCCCACGCCCACGATCCTCCTCGGGAGTATCATCCACCTCATCGACTTCGGTCGTGTCGTCGTCCTCGAAATCGAAATCGAACTCGTCGTCCTTCTTGGTCGGCTTGATGGCCATTTGTGCCTCCTCAGGCTTCTGCGCGGGCCGTGATGAGGCCCTCGATGATGTTGATGTGCGCCGGACAGGTCCGATTGAACTTCCGGCGGTTGGTCACGCGGGGCAACACCTGCAGATTGGGCAGGATATGCAGCCCGCTAAGGTGTTTGGAGCGCAACGGAAGGATGTGGTCGACCTCGAACCACGGAAAGCACTGCGTGAACAGGTACAGACCGTCGATTTCGACTTGCTGCGCCGGCGTGGTGATGTTGCGACCGGCCACAAGGCGCTTCTTGCGCGCGTAGACACGCAAAACATGAGCCTCCCGGGTGCTCCGGTAGTAATTCCGCTGTTTTTCCTGCTTTTCCGGGCGTTTTGCCTCGTAATCGGCCCTTTTTCGAGCCAATTCGGCCTCTCCAAGGCGATGGTGGCGCGCACGGTTGTACGCCCGCTTGGCTTCGAGGCGTGCGGCGTCGTTTTCGGCCTGCCGAAGGAGCAATTTCTCGCGGTTTTCGGCGTAATAGGCGCGCATGTAGTCGCGCTTACGCACCAAGTCGCGCTTCTCAGGCACGCGAAATCCCCCTCGGATCTTCGACGACAGCTTCGACGCTGTCGTCATTTATCAGACGGAACAGCTGGCCGTGGATTTTGACCTTCGTGCCCGCATGGGCGCGCACAAGGACAAAATCCCCCTCCTTACACCACGGCCCACCCGGAAAACGGGTCTTGTCCGCGTAGCAATCAGGCCCCATCCGCATCACGAACAGCACGGCTGCGAGCAGCGTCTCGTTTTCGACCGTGATGTCGGCCTTGTGGATGCCGCCGGCGGTCACTTTCTCGACCTCGGGGATGGCACACAGGATGCGGTAGCCCGATGGGGTCGGCAGCTGCGTTCCATAGCGCGGAGTTTCGTCCTCCGCGCACTCGTCAATCAGGTCCATCCGTCTCTTCCTCCTCGACTATGTCCTGCATGATGCCCTTCGCCATGCGGAGGCCGCGATAGACCCCGCAGGTGAACTTGTAGGCGTTGAAATCGGCCGCTGTGCCGGCCGCCAGATCGCCTTCGATGTTGGTCAGCGTCTCATCGATCTTGGCGATGATCAGCTGCAAGGCTTGGCTCATACAGGCGCTCCCTCAGGCGGTGCCGGGGGTTCCGCCCCGGGCTCGGATTGCCCCTCAGCGCCCGCCTGCGGGGCGCTGGCGGCCATCTGGTGCAGCGTGGCCACTTCCTGCGGTTGAGGCGCGCCACCCGCCTGTGCGGCCTCGCGGGCGATCTCGACGCCCATCTTGAGCCCCGCCTCCTGCTGCTTCGCGCTGAGCTCGGCCTTCGACGTCGCGAGCTTGGCCCCGACCTGCAGTCCGGCGATGCGCTCGGCCGACGCGATCTTGGCACCAGCGAGGTCGTGCTGGTCGGCCTTTGCCGCCGAGTCGACCTTGAACTGCTGCTCCTTGAGCGAAACCTCGCGGTCCTTGAGCTCCAGTTCCTTCTGCTGCATCTGGACGATGGGGTCCTTCGCCATCTCCTCGTTCTTCTTACCTTCGGCTTCGCCCTTGTTCTTCTCCAGCAGCTGCTTGGCAGCGGCGGCCGCGAGGCGGCTGACGGCGACCTCGGTCTCGGGCGACATCGGCTGATCGGGCAGCGGCAGCGGCACGCCGGCCTGCTCCTCGATCTGCTTGCGGTAGCTGAACGCGAGGTGCTCCATGACGTGCGCCGCGCCGGCGCCCATGATGGTCTGCGCGGCCGGGTTCTGGCCGATGAGCTCCATCAGCTTGGGGTCCTGCATCGCAGCGGTGTGCACGGCCAGATGCGCCTCGTGGTCCTGTTCGAGGAACGCCTTCACCGGCTTGCCATTCATGATGTTCATGTTCTCGCTGACCGGGTCGGTCGGCTTCATGTCGTCGCCATCCTTGAGCGGCACGAGCTTGGAAGCGTTCTTGATACCCAGCACCTCCAGCATCTGGCGGTGGAGGAACGGCATGTCGTAAATCTGCGGCGCGGTCTGCGCCAGCTGGATGACGGCTTGGTACTGGACGATCTTCTGCGCCATGGTGGCGGCGTTGGGATCGCTGACCGGCAGCACCTCGGTGCTGTCGTAATCCTTCTTCTTCGCCTTGCGGCCGCCCTCCTCGGGGTCGTAGCTGTAGCTGTCGGGGGTGTAGTCGCGGATGATACCCTTGAGGAGCTTGAACTCCTGCTTCATCGAATAGTGGACGCGCGCCTGCACGGCGGACATGAGCTTCAGCGCGCGCTCAAGGATCGCGAGCGTGGTGCCCACGGGGGCCTGCGCGCTCATGTCGCTGATCTTCAGGTCACCGGCGCCGGCGAGCTTGCGGCCCTCCTCGACGATGTTCTGCAGCAGCGCGAACAGGACTTGGCTCGGTTCCTTGTACGGCAGCGGCATGATGTTGTCGCGCATCGTGCCGCTGGCTACGTCGACGTCGCGCCACTCGGCCGGGCCGATGGGCGTGTCGTCACCCTTGACGCGCAGCCCCTTGGTCTTGAACCCACCGGGCAGGTTCGACAGGGTGCCAGCATCGACCAGCTGGCGGATCAGCGCCGTGCCGCTTTTCGCGAACGCACCGACGATGTGGATCCGGCCGAAGGCGTAGAAGCCGAAACCGGGGATGTAGGCGTAATGGACAAAGTGCGAGCGCTTGCGCTTGAGGTCGTCGTCGGGCTGCCAATTGCGACGGATCGCGAGGACTTCCTGCGTCTCCTTCTCAATCGTGACGATATACGGCAGGCCCACGCCATCGTCCGTGCCCTTGCGGAACTCATCGTCATCGATGATGAGGTCGACCTGCATCTCCAGCAGCTTGTACCGGTTGTCGGTGGTGGCATCGAACCCCTGCTTCTCGGCGATCTTCTTCTCGATCTCCTCCAGCGTGTTGGTCGGCTCCGGCAGGTCGACGTCAGCGTAGAACCCCGCCACCATGAGCTTCTTGAGCTCGTTCGCGGTCTTGCGCATGACATGCGTCACCCGCTCCGCCGTCTCGATGTTTGACGCGCCGTACGGCACCACGACGTCCTCGGCGGTGACGTACATCGCCGTCTGGCGGCCGAGGTTGGGGTCGAAATAGACCTTCTTGAAAGCGTTGCCGCTGAGGCCCAGCCCCCACAGCATGCGCTCGTGCTCCGGGCGATATTCGGGCATCGCCTCGGTCAGCTGGTAGTTCATATCCTCTTCGACACGCAGCGCGGCGGCGCGCTTCTCCGGGGTCTCCTTGCCGATGATCTTGGTGCGGACCGGCCCCTGCGCGGGGAAGGTCTCGGTCATCGTCTCGGCTTGGAACTTGACCAGCGCTTCGGCCAGCAGCGGGTGGTAGACGCCACAGGCGCCGGGCCACGGCTCGGTGCGATCCTCGATGGACAGGCCCAGCAGTTCGATACCATCGGCGAAGGTGTTGATCCACTCGCGCCGCGCGTTGGTGTCCTCCTCAAAGTCGAAGCAGAGCTCGCTGGCGATGGTGGTCAGCTGGCTGCCTTCAAGCTCGTCGACGAGGTTATCGTCGAAGCCTTTGGGGGTGGGTTTCTCGGGGGTCTCGGTGCCGTCGCGATCCTCATCGTCCTCAACGTCGACGATGAGGTCGGCTTCGTCGTCCTCGTTGGCTGGGTACGGACTTAGGCCCAGCGGGGCTTGGCTGATCGCCTTGTCGACGTTGGACGGAGACGTTGCCATAGGACAAACCCTTAGGTTATAGGTGCGGGCAGGGACCGCGTTACGAGCGCCATCCCTGCCCTGACACGCCCAGCTTTCGAGGAGCCGGATATGCCTAGCAAACCATTACCCTCCCCTGCGTACCTGCACAAGCGGCTGCGCTATGAGCCGTCGACGGGCAAGCTGTACTGGCGCGCGTATGCCGGCATGCCACAGAAGTGGATCACGAAGTGGGCCGGCAAGGAAGCGCTCGCCTGCAACAAAGCCGGCTATCGATGCGGGAGGATCGACAACGTTCTCGTGCGCGCACACCGTGTCATTTGGGCGATGGTGACGGGGGCGTGGCCGGCAGGCGAGGTTGACCATCAGGATCACGACCGCGCGAACAACCGCATCCGCAACCTGCGCGTCACTGATGACGTAGGCACAGCCCGTAACCAAACGCGCCATAAGGATAATACCAGCGGTGTGATGGGGGTCGACTACGTCAAGCGGGATCAGCTGTGGCGCGCGCGGATCGGTAGGAGGACCTGCCTTGGCACTTTCCATACCTTCAGTGAAGCCGTGGTGGCCCGCCGCGCCGCCGAGCGCGCGCACGGCTACCACCCGAACCACGGCACTCAGTAGTAACCCCGAGACCGGTTCGAACGAAAGTACTCAATCTCCTCCGGCTCATCCATGGTTGTGCCGACATACCCGCCCTGCCGGAAGCGATGCAGGGCCATGGACACACAGTCCACCATGTCGTCATGACGCCCTGCCGGAAACTCCGCGACCTCGTCCATGACTTCCTCGGCCCAGCGGGTGGGCGGCGCCCACACGCGGCCGCTGGCGAAGATGTCTGCGACCGCATTGAGCCGGCTAATCTTGTCGTTGCCACGTACTGGGGTGAAGCTGGACACCGGGATGCCTGCCGCACGCATCTCGTAGATGAGCGGCGCGCCGCTGGCCTTGGCCTCCACGATCATCGCATCCGGCGCCCACTCGCGATACTCCTCCATCGCGCGCTGTTTCAGCTGCGGGAACTCCATGCGGTCGCGAAAGGCATTGAGTAGGATGATATTCGCCACCTTGAGGCCGGTGGTCTCGTCGTCACGATAGAACACGCCCCACGTCAGGAAAGCGCTATAGTCGGCGCGGTTATGTTTCTCGAACGCGGTGTCGAGGGTCATCAGGATGAACTCGCACGCCGGCGGGTCGCGCTTCTCCCACATCTGCCACCACTCGCGCTTGACGATGGCCGCGCTGTCGCTCGTCGGGTCCTGTTGGTACTGCGCCATCCACTTGGAATTAGGGATGTCGCGCTTGACCTTGAGGAGCTCCTCCACACTCCAAAATGCAGGCCAAACAGGGTTGCCGCTCGGCAGGATCGCCGGGAACTGGATGACCTCCCACTCGTCGATACTGTCGTTCTGGATCGCATCGTCGAGAATGCGGCCCACGATGTCGCGCTTACTCCAGCGTGTGCAGACGATGATGATGGCCCCGCCCGGCTGCAAGCGCTGGCGCGGGCCGGAGGTGTACCACTCGAACGTCTTGTCGAACACATCCGGATTGCTCTCGGCGAGCGCCGCTTCTTGCTCACTGTGCGCGTCATCGATGATCAGCAGGTCCGCGCCCTTGCCGCTGACGGCACCACCGACGCCGATGGCGAAGTAGGTGCCTTCCTTGCTGGTATTCCAGCGACCGGCGGCCTTGCTATCGGTCGCGAGCGCAAGGTTCGGGAAGATGTCGTGGTAACCGGGCGTGTCGACCAAGTTCCTAACTTTGCGGCCAAACCCGACTGCGAGCTCGGCGGTGTGGCTGGCCTGAATGACCTTCTTGTCGGGAAACTGCCCGAGGAACCAAGCAGGGAGCAAGTAGCTGGCGAACTCCGACTTCGTGTGGCGCGGGGGCATACACACGATCAAGCGCTTGAGCTCGCCACGCGCCACGCGCTCGAACGCCTCCGCGATTTTCAAATGGTGGCGCCCCGAGATGAAGCTCGGCCACATCGCCTCGACGAACAGGATGAACGAGCGCCGCGCGCCCTCGCGGCGCTTGAGCTCCTCCAGCTTCGCCAGTTCCGCGAGCAGGAACTCCTGCTCGGCTGGGGACAAGCGGTGGAGTATCTTGGGGATGTCCTTGAGGGACAGATCAGCCATGGTTGATCGGGTCGCGCATCAGCAGGATGATCTCCTGCAGCAGCCCGACCTGCGCGAACGACTTGAAGCTGCCGGCCTGCATGTAGCCCGTGGTCGAACCCTTCAAGCTGTCCTCATCATCGCTGTAGACGATGATGAGATGCTTGGGGCTGATCTCGCCCGACTTGAGGCGCTGGAGGAATATCTCGACGGCATCGACGGGGGCATGGCTGGACGGCTTGCCGTCGCTCTTTTCCCAGCGCTTGCGAGCGATGTCATTCATCGAAGGGGGAGCTCCAGTCGAAGTCGGGGCTGTCGTCGGGGTCTTCTTCGACACCCTCGCAGAGCTCGGGCGGTTCCTGCCAGACGGCAAGGTCCTGCGCCGGCGCCGGCGGGGGCACGTCGACGTAACTCGCGAGCTCGATCTCCTCCTCATCGTCGTCATCGTCGGGGAACACCATCTCCTCCGACGCGACATGGGTCAGGGAGAGCAGGCGCTTGACGCGCTCCTTGATCGCCTGCTCCAAGCCTTCGCTCGTCGTGTAGTTGATGTTGATCTCGCTGCGCTCGGTGAACAGGCTGATGTCCGAGTGCTTGCCTAGGAGTTCGATGGCCTTGAGCTCGTAGCGCGCGTCGCCGCAGTCGGCGAGCTCAATCAGCTTGTTGGTCAGCGCGGTGCGGACTTGGACGACGTCCATGGCGAGGGAGGAGCCGTATGTGGCGAGGAAGGACGACACCGCGCGCGCCGCGACCGGGTGGTGGGCGAGCGGGCTGATCTTACCGCTGGTAAGGGCGTCCTTGAGGATGCGCTTCTCCTCGTCGAAATCCTCTTGGCTCATGTCCGGCGGCGGGCGCTTGCGTTTGAGGAACTCGGTGGCGTGCGCGGTGGCGCTGGTCACGGAGAGCTCATCGAGGGTGGAGGTGGGCTCGCGGGCGCGCGCGTCGCCTTCCGGGTCGTACGGCAGCGGATGGTCGCTGGTCGGCTTGAGCTTGACGGTGCGCTGGCGGGCCATAGAGGGCGTGTGTAGCTCAAAAAAATCCCCGCCGGAAGACCGGCGGGGATCAGGCTCATGCGCGGCAGCGCATGGATTGGCTTGCCTTACGGACGCGCCAGCCGGCTTGCGCTCGGGCGCGAGCGCGTCCGTGCAAAGGCGCCGGCGGCACCGAAGCCGACCAGCATGAGCGCCCAAGTCGCTGGTTCCGGCACGGGCGGCGTGTTGACACTGAGGATGCTGATCTCGGCGGCGCTGAACGGTCCGGCATTGTTCACCTGAGAGGCGACCGCACCGATGGAGAAGGGCGTCGGCGGAAAGACAGCCGACCAGTCGAGCCCGGTCGTGAAGTCCAAGGTGAACGAGCCGAAATCCAGATCGAAGCCCGTGCCGCTGAAACTGTTGGCGATGGGCGTACTGGCCACGGGGATGGCGTTGATGCTGGCGCTGAACGTGTTCAGGATCGGCTGCGTGGGGGACAGCGCGTTGAAGCTGAAGCTAAGCACGCGGTTCGAGCCACTGAGGGCCGTGCCGAACGTACCGGGCGCCCACGTCAGGATGCCGGAGATGATGAAGGTCTTGGTCGCGGCCGCCGGCGCGGAGGCAAGCGCTAGGCTCGCGAGCGCGGCAAGGGCAAGGAAGAATTTGCGCATGGTGTTGGTCCCCTCGTTGGTACTGCGGCCAGCATTTGGGACTGGGGGTCGGGCGGGCCGACCGCAGCAGCCGTGCATAACACGACCGCTGCGGTGCAGCTAGAGACGCTTATTCGGCGTCGTCGGTTGCGTCACCCTCTTCGGTGTCGTCGGCCGGCGCATCGGCATCGGGCTCGGGCGTGGGCTCCGGGTCGATCTGCGCGGTTGCGGCAACGGCATCTTCGGCTTCGACAGCAGTGTTCTCGGTCTCGCCCATGATCAGGTCCTCCGTGGGGTTTGAACGCCTCGAATGAAGCGCGGTCCGGCATGTGTTGCATGGGCGCGGGGTGGGCGCAAGGGGGTCCGTGGCGGCCCTGACAGGACTCGAACCTGTGGCCCTCAGTTTAGGAAACTGTCGCTCTGTCCTGCTGAGCTACAGGGTCGTGCCACGAACTGAAAAGGGGTCGGACGCTTGCACGCCCGACCCCTCCATTAGCCGGTTCAAGCGAGACCCCCGGAGGAGATGAAGCTGAGCGCTGCCAATAACCCCTAGTGGCATAGCCGTTTGAGGCTGGTCAATAGGGAAAATTTCGCTAGGGTGGCGGGGCAGGTAGCGTGTCGAGCGCCGGCCTGCCCCTAGCATGGTCTCAGGAGGACCCGCCTATGAAACCCTTACCCTCGCCCGCGTACCTGCACAAGCGCCTGCGTTATGTGCCGTCGACCGGCAAGCTCTACTGGAAGCACTACCCACCGCACGGGGTGTCGTGGAACGCGCGCTGCGCGGGCAAGGAGGTGTGCTGCACCTTCAACAGCAACGGATACCCGTGCCTCAAGATCGACCGCGTGAAGCGCCCGATGCACCGCATCATCTGGGCGATGGTCACCGGCCGCTGGACGGTGAAGCCGCTCGACCATCAGGACCACGACAAGTCGAACAATCGCATCCGCAACCTACGGGTCACCACGCACCTCGGCAATGTCCGTAACCAGAAGCTGAATGTGGCCAACACGAGCGGCGTGTCGGGGGTCGTTTGGCATGCCCGTGACCAACGGTGGTTTGCCCGCATCGGGAACGGGAAAGAGGTGATCCACCTTGGGTCCTACGTGCGCTTCGAGGACGCGGTCGCTAGGCGCCGGCGCGCTGAGGTGAAATACGGATACCACGAGAACCACGGGTCCTCCTAGGTTCCATTGACGGGGGGTCTCCCTAATAGCGGAGGGGTAGTATCCCCGGATTTATAATAATGATCATCGAATGTGCAAAACACTAATAAGGGGGCGCGCGCGGGAACCTAACTCACAGCTGCCCCCCTGCCCCCCGGTGGGTTGCGCAGCCTTACCGACGGTAAGGACCCCCTCCCCCCTCCTAGCCTATTGAAAACACACGATAATTCTACCCCTCTTGCTATTAGTAACGTATCTATAGCAGAGAAGGGTTGCCGGAAGGGAGACATCCTTCCGGTAGCGGGATTTCCCCGCAACCCTCCCTCCGCCTAGCGGACCGGGTTTTGACATCGTTGGAGAAGTGAAATGGCTACCAAGCCAACACCTAAGCTCTCGTCAAAGACTGACGCGAACTACAAGACTTTGCTTGTTGCGCAGGCAAAGATCGAAGCCCAAATTGCGGCTGCAGCTGAGAAGCTGGAAGCCGAGGGCAAGGGCGAGACTGAGACTGTCTCGCCGGTCGACGCCAAGGCGGCCAAGGCCAAGGCTGCGGCCAAGGTCAAGGCGGAAGATGCGGCCGCAAAAGCGGCGCGCAAGGATGCCGACGCCAAGGCCAAGGCGGCCAAGGATGAGGTCGCCAAATCCGAGGAGCAGCGCGAGCGCGACATGGATGAGGCGGAAGTCTCGGAAATGCGCGACATGGCGCGCAAGCTGAATAGCTTGAGCAAGGCCATGGCGAACTACGCGGCCGATACCAAGCGGACGCTGATGAGCCGGGGTGCGTTGGGCGTCATGCTCAACAACGACCTCTCGCCACAGCTGAAGGCAATCCCGCGCCTCGCGGGGCTGCACTGGACGGACGTCAATTCCAAGAATGCCGATTGCGAGGCGATGAAGGTCCTCCTGACCAACATCGAGAACCATCGCAAGGCATACGTGGACATCTACGTCACTCCGCAGGAGGACATCGGCTACAAGGGTGGCACGAAGAATGCCAGCTACAAGTCGTGGTCCGACATGCGGACGCTCGCCAAGAAGCTGGACGGGTTCGCCCCTCCGCCGCGCGATCCGAAGCCGCTCGTGACCAAGGTCAAGGTCGACCTGACCAAGCTGTATCGGGCAGGGCAGGTCGCAGGGTTAAGCCCCAAGATCGACAAGGCGATTGCCGACATCGGCAAAATCCTTCGGGACCTTGGCGTCGACCTCAGCGAGTTGACCAAGAGCGTCTGACCTAAAGGGAGGCTGGCACATTGCCAGCCTCCCCCTTCGGAGAATACCAATGGACGCTAGAGTAATGAGACAGCTGCACATACTAGGCGAGGAACGCGACGCGCGTCGCGCCGAAGCCGAGCAGCGCAACGAGGCGCGTGCTACGTTAGCAATCCTACTGACTGGTATTGCGCGAATGAAACAGGCGGTGCCGGCTGGCAAGCTAGGTCCCGCGCATGCACGCTACTACAACGCACGTAGGGACGTACGCGCGTTCGCGGCTGCCTACCAGCTTACCCTGCCTTCTGACTTCTAACGTATCCGCCGCCCGATTTCGGGCGGCGGGTTTCGTGATAGTGATTTATGTGTGTGCGCGTCTCGTTCACCACGTTACCAGCGTAGCACCAAGGGTGTAGCTACCTTACTAGTGGTAAGACATACCTACATACGTATCAGGAGGTAGCGGCCCCTGAGACCCCCCTGATGTCTGTGTGTGACTATGATGCCGGTTTATAATTATACAAAAGTGTTACCTTACGTCAGTAAGGATCACGTAAGTTATTGATCTAGGGCGCTATATACACTGTAAATTATACAATTACACAAAAGGGGGTCTGGAATTACACGAGGTAAGTTATTGATATACATACAATAGATCAATTATACGCGCGTAGCACGAAAAACAACAAACCCCCGTTGTGATCGGGTGTGTTCGCGGGTTCCGGCATCTCTCTCGCGCATGCGCGCGCACATGGGGGTGTATGTTTTTTTTTGCGTATAATTGTATGTTTGTATAAATAGATAGATAAGAGTAGAAGAAGAAAGGATTTTCCCGACACCAGCTTATACGCTCGTAACAAATTCTGTAAAATTACCCCCATGTTCTTCCGCGTAACCCGTTGTATGGTAAGCAAAACACTTTGTCTAATTATCCCTTGACCCTCCACCCTCTCCTGTGCTACTCCGCGCCTATGAAACAGGTGAACATCCGCATCGAACCTGCTGACTACCTCCGGTGGGGCGCGCACGCTACCGCTGCTGGGCTCAGTGTCCCGGCATTCGTTCGGCAGCTTGTCGAGCAACACCTCGCCACGGCTCCGCCTCCATCCCTGCGCATCGTCGTGCACTCCCAAACCCCCGAGGGTCAACGCCGCGCCGCCCGTGCCGAGGCACGCGCCGTGCGCAAGGCTGCCGAGCGTGCCGAGGCACGGGCGGCGCGCAACACCGCCAAGGAGCAGGTCCGCCACAAGCGCGCACTCGCCCAAGCCCAAGTGGAGCAGGCCCGCGACGCCGCACGCCGCGCGCGCACGCGCGCACGAGCGCGCGCTCGCCGCAACCCGAACTACGTGCCCGGCTGGGATGACTAGCTCCTTACGTTGGTAAGGATACTCATGATAGCACTCGTCGGCCCAAGACCAAATCCGCGCGTTCTGCAAACGCCGACCTAGATCACTTGAACAGTGCACCTACTCTGCTATACTTAAAGCTCAGAGAAAGGACACGCACATGCAGACGTACACGACCGGCCGCCTAGTCAGCACGCCAGACACCGACGAATATCTTACGTTAGTAAGGGAACGCTTCCTCCCGCAGGGTATCCTCCGCGCCGAGGCCGAGCAGTCCCGCACCACCGGCAAGTTCTTCGTGCGCTTCACCTTGCGCGACGGCACGACCTGCCTGCACCACACGCGCATGCGGTTCGACCGGATGATCGAGGCGATGGAGTTCGCTCACGCCTGCGTGCAGGGCCAGCATCAACCCGCCATCCTGCAGAAGCTGCCGGCCCGCCACACCAACACGACCGCCAGAGGCACACCTCTCGCTCTTACCACTAGTAAGATAAGCCCAACCCTCGACGAGCTCATCACCTCACACGGCCCGCGCCGCGCATGGGCCTCAGAGGTGAAGCGCCTCACCCGCGCCGCGTTCGACTGCAGAGACCCCAAGCAGCGCTCCTACACGATGCGCTTGCTCACCCACGCCCGTCAGCAAGCCGACGCCTATGAGTTCGACCTGCCGCCCGTGCCCGTCCACCAGATCGTCGAGCCCGAGTTCGTCCGGCCGCTGCACCGCACCGTGCGCCGCTCGCGGCCGAGCATGGAGCTCACCGCCGACGACGTCATCAACCTCGCCCTTGCCGAAGCCCACGAAGAGGAAGCCCACGACATCGACACCGAGATCGCAGCCAACCGCCTCATCCGCCAACTCCTGCAGGAAGCGCACGCCCATGTATAAGCCTGTCTTCGACATCCTCCCGCCCGAGCCGGCACCCGTGCCGCTCCTCATCGATCCCGACGTCGTCGAGGTCTTGACCGAGCTCGCCGACACCACCAGCCATGCAGTCCGCCGCACCATCACCGTCAGCGAGATCATACGTCAGCTGCTGGACCGCTGTGGCCACTACTACTCGTAAGAAGGAGACCGACACCGTGAAGAAGTATCTCAAGAACCTGCCGAGCGCGCAGCGCCCGAAGAAGTCCGTCCGCAAGGCATGGAAGCGCTGGCTGCGCGGGCAAGCGCCCGTCATCCTCCTGTACGACGAGCATGCGCCCGGCCTACCTGTCCCGGCGCGCGCGCTGCGCGCCCTCGATGAGATGCTGTCCGTGCCACGCGGCTGGGACGAAGTGCCGGCTGGCACCGAGCACATGGACGGTCCTGCCGTGTGCCGCATGGGTGAACCCACGCCCACCGAGGACGACCTCCACGCCTACAAGCCCATCTCGAACAAGCTCGTGCGCGAAGCCAACCGTGCCGTCCGCGCGCTGATCGCGCACGACGAACTCTACGCGCAGCACTTCGTCACCCACTGGCACGATGAACTCCTGTCCGCGCTCCCGCCCGAGGTCGTCGCCGAAGAGGAGGCCAACGCCGACCACTTGGCCGCCGTCGACGCGCTCAGCCGCGCCTGTGCCGAGCAGCTGGCCGACCTGCGCGCCCTCGGCTTGGATGCCGTCATCCACTTCCTCGCCGTCGAGCTCGCGGGCTACCGCGAGGAGCAGGCGACGGGCGCGCCGAACTGATGCCGCGCGCTCGCACCCGCCCACCCGTCCTGATCAAGGGCCAGACCCTGCAGGCATGGCGCGACTGGCTCACCGATGAGCTCACGCCGCCCATCGTCGCCAAGCCCGAGACCAAGTATGTTCTCGAAGCCATGCTCGAACTGATCGAGCTTACCATCCGTAAGAAGGAGACCACACCCGATGCCAACATCTGACCACACCTCCGCCGAGCGGCGCGCGGCGGCGATCATCGTCGCCAACCGCGCCATCGAGCGCCTCGCCGAGGAGGACATCTATGCCGCCTGCGCATTCGTCGCCGAGTGGTACTCCACCCTCCACGCGCGGCTGCCCAAGCTGATCGAAGAGGTTCCGCACCACCATGTCTAAGGAACTGCTCGCCGGCATGTCCGTGCTGCTGTTCGCCTACACCGGCATCAGTGCGCTCATGGCCATGCACGCCGCCCACCGCCACCACAAGCGCGACACCATCGGCTTCACCTGCCTGACGTTCGCCTTGGGTGTGCTCACGCTCGTAGCGAAAGGAATGTCCCAGTGACCCATTTGCAACCGCCCCGTCCGCAACACGACCGGGGCTATCTGCGCACGCTCAGCAACGACGTGCTTCGGCAGATCGCCAACACCCACCCCATCGAGCCGGCATTGGCACAGGAACTCTGCGTCGTGCTGGCCGAACGTCTGGGCCGCTACTGATGACAAGCGATGGCTGGATCGCCCTCGCCCTCATCATCATCGGGCTCGTGCTGAGCATAGCAGCTGCCCTCGACGGCAACACATAAGGAGTACACGACCAATGTCACTGAAGTGGAACACGTTAAGGGCAATGCCCTCGCTCCCCAACTATGCGCGCGCCGCCGCGTACGAGGCCGGCGTCAAGCCGATGCGCGGCCGCAAGCTCAAGCCGCTGGGCCGGCGCACGCACACCCACCAGACCATCGAGCGCTTGGCCGATGGCTCGATCTGCATCTGCATCCCCCTCTGGAACGGCCACGTCTCTCCACCCGGCGGCCCGCCCAAGGACACGCTGATCCACTACCGCGTCGACGGCACCATCGTCCTTGCTGGCACGCACGGCAGCGCGCGAGCGACCGAGTGCGAGATCATCGATCATGTGCTGGGCTGGAACGTACACTCGAAGCACGGCAAGATGTGGGTCGAGACGACACAGGGAGCCGTTCCTGTGGCCTCCGGCCTGTCGACGGCCTTCCGGCCTAACTCGGCGCGCTACTGCAAGCCTGACCCCCTGCAGCCGCACGTCATGCAGGTCCACGCCATCGACCGCAAGGGTATTGCCGTGGCCCGCGCGCGCTACGGCAACTTCCTCAAGTTCGCGCGCGGTATGTCCAAGCTGCGCAACCTCGCCGACAACCCGCTCACCCACGACGAGCTCGTCAATATGTTCGGCACCAACAAGTACGGTTATGTCGCCGTGCCCGCATGCCCCGGCGACTGGAACTGGAAGCGCAGCGACCTGCTCACCATCCAAGCACATATGCTGAGCGACGAGCCGGTCGACCAGATGTGGGCCTACATGCTGTTCGCGCGCCACGGCAAGAACATGGCCACGCGGTTGACGAATGCTATCATAGCTCTGCACCCCGATGAGGCGCTCAAGCTCGTCGAGCATACCGATGGTAAGGTCCGCAAGGATAACTACCTTTGGGTGTTTAAGCAGAATTGAGCTTAAACGGCTTGAATAGGTGTATTCACCTGCTACAATAAGAAGATAAGAAGTGTGCACCAAAGCACACCCAAGACCAACCACCGAACCTTACTGGAGTAAGATCACCATGGACACCACCCACTTCGCCGCCCGTCCGGGCGGCGGCATTGACATGCGAGCCGTTTGAGGTAAGTTCACCCACATGAAACACGGCATGGCACCGCGTAACCAAGCGCGGCACTGGACCTATCGGCGCTGGCAGCACATGATCCAGCGCTGCCACAACCCCAACGACAATGACTATGCCCGCTACGGCGGCAAGGGCGTGCGCGTGTGTGACCGCTGGCGTTTCGGTGAGGGCAACATCTCTGGATACACGCTATTCATGGAGGACATCGGTAAGTATGCCAGCCGTAAACTCTCACTCGACCGCGTAGATAACAAGCGTGGGTATGAGCCCGGCAACGTGCGCTGGACAACTATGAAGGAGCAAGCAAACAACCGCCGCAACACGCGCGTCCTAGTCGTGAGCGGCGTTACTAGGCCATTGTCCGAATGGTGTGTGATTTATAATATCGGACCTAAGACTGTACTGTATCGGCTACGTATTGGTATGTCAGATGAGGCAGCCCTGCTGACGCCGGTCGCACCACGAAAACCACAAACAAGGAGCAACCAACACCATGGCTAATACACATATCAGCTTCGGCAGCACGCTGGACCTAGAAGAGACCGCGCAACTCATTGCCGTGTGCGGCGACGTCAACAAGTTTTTCCTACGTGGAGAACCAGGCATAGGCAAGTCCAGCATCATGCGCACGCTCAAGGAAATCCTCGGCGAGCGCTACGCCTATGCCTATATCGACGTGTCGACGCTCGACTTGGGCGACATCGGTTTCCCCGGCATCAACCATGACGAGCGCGTCGCCGAGTTCTTCCCGAACGTGCGCTTCGCGATCCACCGCAACATGCCGGTCGTGATCATGCTCGACGAGTTCACCAAGGGCATGCAGCCGGTGCAGAACATGCTCCACCCGCTGCTCGAAGCCGACAACCCCCGGCTCGGCGACAAGCCGCTGCCGCCCGGCAGCATCGTGTTCCTGACCGGCAACCTCGGCAGCGACGGCGTCGGCGATACGCTCAAGGCGCACAGCATCGGGCGCATCACCGTGATCGACGTGCGCAAGCCCAATGCCGAACTGTGGCTGGGCTGGGCCGTCAACAACGACATCGACCCGGTCATCATGGCGTGGGTCAATCAGTTCCCGCATTGCCTTGAGAGCTACACCAGCGGCGATCAGGAGGGGAACCCGTACATCTTCAACCCGAAGAAGCCGAACCGCTCCTACGTCTCGCCGCGCTCGCTGGCGCGGGCGAGCAATCCGGTCAGCCGGCGCGATCAGATCACGCCCAACGCACTGGTCGCCAGCCTGATTGGCACGCTCGGCGAGGCGGCCGCGCGCGACCTCCACGCCTATGTCGACTACCAAGACCAGTTGCCATTGTGGAGTGAGGTAGTTAAGAACCCTACCAAGGCGAAGCTGCCTGAGGCGCCCGGGGCTTGCGCGGTTATGATCTTTGGCGCAGTAACCAAGGTCACGGGCGAGACCATCGACCCATGGATGACGTATATTGCTAGGATGGAACCGGAATGGCAAGCCGTGTTCGCCGTGAGCATTGCCAAGAACCCGCAGAAGCAGGGCGTCGCGTTCATGAGCCGTGCGTTCCGCGATTGGGTTTTGAAAAACGAAGACATACTTTAGGTTTTGGGTTGTTGCTTCCCTTCCGGATATGGGTTATGCCTTTGTCCGGAAGGAAACGCAATGACTAGCTACCATGAGTATGAAGGCAAGCTCCTTACCCTGCGGCAGATATCGGCGGCCACGGGCTTGCCTTACTCCACCCTGTGGGGGCGCGCGCGCAACGGGCAGCCGCTGACCGAGAAACCGTACAACCACGGCGTTGCCGATGCTAACCGCCGGCGCACCAAGCACGGCGCGACGGTCGACGCGCGCCAAGGGAAATCCGACCGTCTCTATAGCGTGTGGTGCGTGATGAAGGATCGGTGCAGCAACCCGAACAACGTCGCGTATCACCGCTATGGTGGGCGCGGGATCAAGGTCTGCGACGAATGGGTCAACGACTTCGCGGCGTTTCGTGCTGCAGTCGGGACGTGCCCTGCGAAAGGTATGACCTTGGATCGCATCGACAATGACGAAGACTACGCGCCCGGCAACATGCGCTGGGCCACGCGCAAGGAGCAGGCGAACAACCGATATACCAACGTGCGTATCACGTACAACGGTATGACCAAGACCCTCGCCGAGTGGGCCGAGCATTTCGGCTGGGCCTATTCGGTGTTGGGCAACCGCTGGAAGAACGGCGAGCGCGAGATCGCCCGCCTGATGCGGCCCCCGTTTTCGCGGGCTGAGAACTACTGATCTTCAAGCGGGGGCGAAAGCCCCCGCCCAACCTTACGAAAAGGTAAGGCATGCAACCCGGAACCTTAATCCGCGTCAAGCGCGCCGCGCTGCGCGACGAGCATTGCATCGACGACGGCCCCCTGTGGGTCACCTGCGCCGTGCCTGACGATGAGCATGCGCGCAAGCAGACGCAGCCGACCGACGTCTGGGCCAAGGCGCTGGCCACCGGCGCGGTGCACCGCTGGTACGAGCACGAGATACAGGTGGAGGCGGTATGCGAGCCGGCACCCTGATCCGCATCGTCACTCCCGAGGGCAAATCGGCATACGCCTGCACCGAGACGGACGGCACGCTGTGGGTTGTCGAGCGCAATGCGTCAGGCGGTA